AACAGTATGAATACACTGGAGACCATAGCGGCTTCTGTGACGGTATTGAAGATGAATACCTGGAAGAGATCAAGAAGTGAGTAGAAGGATTGAGAGCCCGGTGGTTTTAATTAACCACTGGCGCTGGCTCGAGGCCAACGGCTACAAGAAGGAAGCGGCAAGCTGCAAGCGTCAAGCCTCAAGCTTGACAAGATTAAGATATAATGATATAGGAGACTATAGGAGAAAGAAATATGAAAACAAACGAAGCTCTTAAAATTATAGGCGGCTCCCTGAGCAAGCCTTCAAAGATGCCTGGCTGGTCGATAGGTTTACCTGCCAAAGAATGCAAGACTGGCGTCAAGCTACAGCAGGTCCCGGGCTCAGTGTGTTATGACTGTTACGCGCTCAAAGGTTGTTACGTCTTCAAGGTTGTTCAGGATGCACAATACCGAAGACTGGAAGCTATCAAGAGCTCAGACTGGGTCCAGGCAATGGCTCACCTGATCAACAGCAAAAAGCCTGATGTGTTTAGATGGCACGATTCAGGTGATGTACAAGATCTTAATCATCTTAAAAAAATTTATGAAGTCTGTAAATTGACACCTACAAAAAAGCATTGGATGCCTACCCGTGAAGCGTGGATAAAGGACCATCTTCAGGACAAGCCAAACAATTTAGTCATACGATTTAGCGCGCCCATGGTGAACCAGCGGGCGCCTCAGTCGTGGCCTAACAGCTCAGAGGTTGTCGACTCAGGGGCCAGCTGTCCAGCTGCTTCTCAAGACAACGAGTGTCGAGACTGTAGACAATGCTGGGACGCCACAATTAAAACAGTTTCATATGGTAAACATTAAAATGACTTTAGTTTTTAGACATCCAAAGTATTATAAAGAATTACGCAAGCGTAATAAATCGGATCAGGCCATTAGCTACGAGCACTCGACGGAGTCTGAAGGCGTGCGCCCTGGTCCGGGCCAACAGCATCAAGCTTCAAGCATCAAGCTTCAAGCGTCAAGCTCAAAGAGCCTCAAGCTTCAAGCGGCAAGCATCAAGCCCCAAGCAGCAAGCATCAAGCTTAAAGCCACAAGCGGCAAGCTCCATGATACGTGAACCACGGAAAAGTTTCACGGTACCCGGACCGAGGGCCTCTGCTAAGATAAATGAGTTGTTAGGATGGCGTACATGAAACGCTATTTGGTGTGGTGAGAATCTAATTTTATTCCCCTTGCATACCTTTAGTTCGACAGTGAAAAAGTGACCATTAGTATTATACCCCAATAGATCAGGAGTACCGGATAAGCTAAGGTTCTCAAGTCTGATCCACGATATTTCAGGTATATATTTTTTAAGTTTTGCATATAATTTTTGTTCTGGTTTCAAGGGAACTTAGTAGTCTCTTTGAAGTTTTTCTGGCAAGATAAGACGAGAAGGTTTTTCTGTTTTCAAAACCAATCTATGTGCATTTCGACCCGGCTGACCAATGATTGGAACTGTATTTTCATGCACTTCCATTCTTCTAATCGCATGTAGCTTTCCATCTTTCTCTACATAGATAACTGCATTCTTAATAGCGTCAGAACCTTTTGTAAAATTACTCAAGAATAATTGCAAGTCTTGAACTCTCATTAATCTTTTCGTTTTAACTTGTTAGATAAATCCTCTATCACTTTTTTATAACCTTGCAACAAATTTTCTTTGCTTTGATTTTTATACCAAAATTTTTTCCAGAAGTAGATTTGCTTTTGGGCATCTCTTAAAATCTGTTGATAAAACTTAATAGTATTTTTTAAGCTATCAATTTGTTTGGTTAAATCTAAATTTCCTCGATCATCTTTCATCACTTGACAATATAGGATAGTTCCCTTAAATTGTCAATATGGGAGTACCAAAAAGATTAACAGAAATGCAACAAAGATTTGCTGAGTTTTTAGTCTTCGGAGGACCTGAAGGTCCTATGACTAAACGTGAGGCAGCGATAGCTGCTGGGTATAGCAAAGACAGAGCAATGCGTGAAGGATCAGAACTAACCAACCCAAAATATTCTCCACTTGTTGTAAAATATATTGGTGAACTAAAAGAAGAAAGACTTAGAAAACATGAAGTGACTTATGAAGGTCACGTTGCTGAGCTTGCAAGACTTAGAGAGGCCGCTTTAAAAAAAGGATCATTCTCTTCTGCAGTGAACGCGGAAGCAAACAGAGGAAAAGCAGCAGGATTATACATAGATAGGAAAATAATAAAAACAGGAAAACTAGAGGACCTATCAGAACAAGAGCTAGAAGCAAAAATGAAACAGATTTTAGACGACTACTCACAGATAATAAATGTAACTCCGACACCTATAGCTTCTGAATCTTCTTTACCCAATCACGAGGAATCATCGTCCGATCCCCAAAAGTAAAACTACCATCATCTTCTCTATCGTAAGAGGCAAATAATTTAATTGATTTTTTATCTTTAGAATATAACCAACCCTCATTGACAGGTCTTGCTAACTTCATTTTGTCAAATTCTTTGTCGGTAGCCCAGCCCGAATCGCTCACACAATCGATCCACTCCACCCGGACTTTTGGATAAGGTATGTCGGGAGTTATTGAGGCAACAGCTTTTCTTCTTTTCCTAGGCATAAACTTTTTTACTCTTTCGACACCTAAATAACAATTTATTTTTTTCTTGCGCTAAAATAAAAAAAAAGTGAAAAGGTATCGCAAATGCCCAAAATGACCTATAAGCGTTGGTACATAAGGCTAATTTTTCGACACCCCCCCCCTCGCAAGGGTATCGCAAGGGTGTCGCAAGTGTCGAAAATAGTGGCCAAAATGTGGCAAATTGTACACTTATGTCGCATTTTTTTAGAATCATTCTAATCTAGGTGTCGAATTCGACACCCCCCCGATACCCTGCCGACACCCTTGCGATACTTCAATCTCCTGGATAATATACATGATAATCCTATATTTAGGACAGTATTGTTGACCTATAATACCTGTTTTTCTGCCTCTTTTTTGCCATAATATTTCCTCATTACAGCCACTTTGTCCTCAGCTTCAGCAATAATTTGTAATAATTTATCAACCTCACCTGTAATATCTATATGTTCAGGTATAATTATATTATTCTCATTGAAAGATTTTATCTTATATCTTGCATCTTCGATATCTGCTTCATACTTCTTTAGAAGTGTTCTAAATAACATATCGTTCATTTCCATCTCCTCATTATAATATTTCTATTTTCATCTTCGTACATGATCCATGATTTCTTACCATCAAAATAATAACCATGTATTTTTCTTTTTACTTTCATATATCCTCCTTTTTATTTTTAAAGTCTTCTGCTTTCATTGGTGTTGTTCTCTCTTTTTCATCATGTTTTAATTCATGATACATATCTAATCTTTTTAAAAATTTATGTTTCCATTTACGAAGTTCTGCACCTTCAACTTTGAATTCTTGATAATATAAATCAGGAGTACAAATCATTATAACCCCTTGTTTTATTTGACTATTATGTACATAGTCATGGGCCATGCAGTATGCAGCAATCTGCATAAAGTAATCTTCAATCCAATCTTCTCTTTTTGGTCTATTTGATTGTTTAAAATCTACAACAGTATCTTTGCCATTATGTACGCAAACCAAGTCAGTAGACCCAGCGTATAACCCAGGATAATACAATGTGACTTCCGAGCCGTAATACTCTTCCACCGGTGCAAGACCGATCTCAATAACTTTATCGGCCATGGCTTTCGCCTTCTGTCCGAGTTCTGTAAGATCATCGTAGCCAGTTCCGAGAACATAATGTTCGAGGAATTTGTGCATGGCAGTCCCCCGCCTACTACTAAGATTCTTGATTCGTTCTGCTTCTTGCTCTCCAACTTTAGCCGTCCAGTTTTTTAAAAATTGTTGATCTTTGGTAGCGCCTAATATCGTAGTTACACTAGGAAGTCTAGAACCATTTACATCATAGAGCCGTGTTCCGTGGTCCTCGATCCGTGAGGCATCGACGTAGGTATACTTACCATTGTGCTTGATCGCTTTACCAATGTTATGGTATTCTTTTATATCTTCATCACTCATCATTTTTTAAAACATAATTATTAATTACATACCAGGTAATCAAAGCCCCTATCAACAAAACACCCATACCTACAAAAAATAAACCTATCATAATTTTTTCTTTAGCTCTTCAAGATAGGCACTATTTTCTTGGTGTCTAATTAATTCTTCCATCTCTTTATTTTGTTTAGCTCTAAGAATCTTAGCATGTTTACACCAAGCCCAAGAATTAATCTGTCCACTCCATCTCATAATAAAATGTAATCCTTCGTATATATATTTATCAAACATTATTCTAAACTCATTGCTTGTTTATATTCATCTAATGATATTATTTTACCATTCATAACGGTGCCTTGATAGTGTTCTAATACTTGATTGATCTTTGGTAACTTAGTATGCGCCCAAGGCCAAATCAAACAACACACATAGTATGCATCTCTAAATGTACAACGCCATCTATATTGCATCAAGTATTTAGTTCCATCAACACGTTTACCTTTTCTAGGTTTTTTATTTAACGTACCAACACCTAATACTTCATGGACCCACAACAACACAGATTCATCTGTCATCGTGATCTCCATCGATAGTCGTAAACTATTTGATATACGATACCCTGGTTTACCTTTGTGTCTTTTTTTCTTTTCTGGTGCTCTTTTAAAATGAATACTACCCTCACCATCAAAGAGTCCTGCAATATATGCTTTGTCTGTATCTGGAATCATTTTTTATCTCCAGTTATAACCCATCTTACTATTGACGTTGTTGGATCAAATCCTTCAAACTTTGTGCTAGTGCAGGCTGTCAGAAGTACCATCATCAATCCAACCCATATCATCGACTTCATAAAATTCCCCTTCCGAGTCACAGTCCCAGCACTGATGTACTTGGTCCTTTCCCTCTGTTGCTACTTTTAAATATCCATTGCCCTTACACGTTGGGCAAATAGTTATTGTAACTTTAGCTTTTTTTAATTTTTCCATTTAATTTCTTTGCTTTCTCGTTTGCTATTGACTCAATTGTTTTACTTATAGATAATTTTGCATCGGGCAATAATATCTTTGATAACTTATCTAATGTAGCGTATGTTTCTTTTGTTAGAGAAACATTTTTATACTTTGTCATGTCTGTCATAACTTGTTTCCTTTCATATTAATAACTCATATATAGGTGATAATATAGGATTGTCAATGAAATTTTTGTTAAGTTTAATAATTTGTTCAAGTGTTGCAGGTGAATGTATGCCACCTTTTGATTGGCAAGAAACATTTAGAAGTAAGTATGATTGTATGACTTTTGGTTATGAAGAATCTCTTAATAAAATGAAAGAAATAGGTAGAGAAGATGTTGATAAATATGGCATGTATATTAAGTTTTATTGCACACCTATAGAGATGATTTGACAATGTGTCTAAATTGTGTTATGGCGAGAGTAATTTCTCACCATTACCTACCCTTATTTTTTTCCCTCTTTAGGGTAGGTCTATCTACACATACAGCCAACTAAACTACCACTACCATCATTCATGATGTGTAGGTTTAGTGTGTCGACGTATCCTGTTAATTTTAGTCTTAGTATCTCGCACAACTCAAAGCAATCGACTTTGGTTAACAACTCTATACCTTCTAACAGTTTATCTGTTACGGGTATCAGCTGATACAGTCCGTCGTTTAGTATTATTAGATCCATCATGTACCTTTGTTCCGTGATTCAAAACATTTTTTAATCCTGATGCTTTCATAGTTATGTCAACACCATAAGACTTCCATGCTTGTTTCATTAAGTTAAGTTCTAACAACAGACTAGACCACTGGCCTTGTGCTGCACCTTCTACTTTTATTGTTACTATTTTTTCTTTCATATCTACAATGTAGGATTTTATATGATTATGTCAACCTTTCTTTTGATTTTTTTGTTGACGTTTTTCGTGTTTATTTCTTGACTTTTTGTGACGCCCCGGTCGTTTTTTAGGTTTATCACGAGGAGCTGTGTTTATACCAAATTTAGTTTTCTTTGCCATTACTCATTCCACTCTTTTACAAACACATTCATATCTGCAGGTTTATTTACATGTGGTAAATAACTTATCTTACCATTTATATGTTGTTCTAAATCAGAACCACAATTCATACATCTATATAATTCTTTTGTAAGTCCAACTAACATTGTATATTCATCGCAAGTAGGACACTTACCATTAACTATTTCTGCTGTAATTTTAACCATTATATTTTTTTCTATCGTATGCTTTCTTATTCTTTATCACTTTATTTTTAAAATGTCTAAGTTGTTTTGCAACAGGATTTCTTTTCTTATTTGCTTTCTTCATTACTCTAATATAAGCTTCTTGATCGATAAACTTCCATCAATATTTTGCTCTAATTCCGCCATAGATTTTATGCACTGGTACTTGACATGTCCATCAGGTTTTAACTGACGTTTAGCTACACGTGCCCCTTTGAGACATTCAGACATCGACGGCTGGATACGTGCTTCCTTGATCTCTCCCTGTACAATCATAAGTAGGGCTACCACTAACTCTGTCATACTGTCTTACCTTTGTTTATTCCTTGCTTTAACACATACTTTTGTGTACCATTCTTGCCAGTTTCAACTTCTTTTTTTAAATTTTTTACATAACTCATTTGTTTAGCTTTCTTTTCCATCGATTCGATGTAATCTATAATTTGTCTATTGATGCGTCCCGTTGCCATTTGCTCTTACCTTATCTTTTAATTCTTCTACATCTTCTAGAAGTTTTTCTAATTGTTCTCTTAAAAATTCTATATTAACTTTGTTTGTCATATTCATCTCTTGAGTCGCCTCCATTTTTTCGACGGTCTTATAAAGATCCTCGATTAAAAAATGTTGTTCCTGGTCCGTGGGTATTTGTTCAGACTTCTTTAACAGATCATTTTCAAACAACTCACGTGATGTCTCCAGCGATACTAGCCTTGCCGTAAGCTCGGTATAAGCGAACACGCCGGCTGCGACAAGTAAAATTAACGATGCTACCGTCTTCATCGGCATCTGTACAGCTGCTTCTTCACTTATATTTAAAGGTTTTTTACTCATTTAATTTTGTTCCATTCTTCGTTATCAACACCAGTTGTAGGTTTTGGTAACGGAAGTATCATAACCTCTTTTGGAGGCATTTTCAATCCACTCTTGTTCAATTTGGGTTTTCTTGAATTTATAAATTTATCTCCCATTAAATTGACGTCTGGGTTCTCTTTTTTATAATTATCTTTTAAATTATCCCAATGACTTTTAGTATCTTCAGGTCTAGTATTATCTCTTGTAGGAGTAACACCCCTACATTTAGCTACTAATAAATCAAAGTTAGAGTTATATGCAAGACTAGGATTACTATTAACCCTACCACACATCTTCATTAATTCTAATTGTTGTTTGATTGCTACGTTTTCTTTCGAAGTTTTACAATCTGTGCCTAAATATTTTCTGTAAGTAAATCTTAAAGCTTGTTGTTCGTTTGTACTACCATCACTATAATTATAATCAGTATCACGTCTTTCTGTACTTACTTCCATTTCTCCACATCTTACACCATAGTCGTTAAGATATTCGTTTTTAGGATATGCAGGATCTGCAAAAAATGCTAGTGCACATAACATTAAAATAAGTATTGCTGTAAATCTGTAATCCATCCTGGTGCTCTCCATAATTCATTACCTATTTAAATCTTTTATATCATAGTCGTGTTCTCTAACTTGATCTGCGAGTTGTCTGTATAAATTTTCTGCCATCTGCCATGTTGCTTCAGCTGATGATAGTCTTGTGTTTTGGTCTGTAATTTTATCTTCAGCAACTTTTAAATTTCTTTTAAGATCTACAATTTCTTGTTGATTAGTATTAATAGTATCTGTCAGATTAACAATATATCTAACACCAGTAAAAGTTCCGACCAAGACTGAAGCCACGACCGGAACTAATACAAAATTTTTTTTTAATAAACTTGCTAAATCCATTATTTAATTAGTAAAGCTACTACTGCTACTGCAATAATAATCACACAAATTTTGTGATTCATCCAATAAAACATAGCTTTGTCTTTTATTTTGTTAATCATTTTTTTTCTCCTCAATTTCATAGAAGAACTTGTCAGTATCTTCTGTACGCCAAGCTCTGCTATCTTCTACATTCCATTCAGATGTTTGCACTTTCCAATCAGGAATATCATCTTTTACAGTAAAAGAAGGTATGTCCCATATACATCTGTTGTTTGGCTGTGCTGCAAAATTACCATCATCAAGGGCAATTATGTGAGCGCACTTGTGTTCGTGCGGAATCTCTGAATGATCAGTGTCAAGTATATTACTTTCAGGATGTGCAAAGTCAACAGTAAATAAATATTTTCCTGGGTGCCATTTTTTATCTTTTCCTATGTATTTTCCTGCTTGTCCATCTAAAATATCCCAACGATGAACAGAAGGATAATAACTAAAACAATTCCAAAGCTGTAATTCATCAAGTCTTCGGGTTGGTACATCCTCGATTTCAAAACCGCGTTGGATAAATGCGCTAATAGGGAGGCGATAAAAGATTGCACCATTTTCCATAATAGCGTGAAATAATACAGCGTGACCTGTAAGAGCGCTAATACCAAAGATAATGCAGTCACTAACTTCTCCATGATGTTTTTTAAGATCATATAAATACTCTTTTCTTATTTGTGCATAAGTCGGTGGTATGTTTGCATTTAAGTAAGCCATAATTTATCCTCATTTAATATTACCCCAGTTTGGTCCAGATTCAAAGTCAACTTTATTCTTAACCTCTAGAGTTATAGTTTGTTCCATTGTTTGTTTGATCAACTCTGCTTCGTGGTCCGTGATTGAAAAACAAAGTTCATCGTGAATTTGTATATGAGGTATTATACCTTTTTCATATAAATCTACCATAGCCTTCTTTGTCATATCTGCAGCTGAACCCTGTATCAATCTATTCAAAGCTTTGTACGTAAATGCTGGCGTGTAGTATCTTTCAAACCAATCCATGTAATTTGGATCTATTTTCTTTTCTTTAAATTTATCTAAAATCTCTGCTTTAAATGCTTCTCTAGCCTGTTCTTCTGTATACAAAGTTACCTGATTAAATCTATTTGTTTCTGGGTTCCATTCTTTATTTGTTGTTTCCCATTTATCAAACCTGCAAAATCTATCGTACAGTGTAAATAATAATTTATTCTTTTTAGAAAATTCTATTAACTCTTGTGATAGTCTTCTAACAAAAGGTACTCTATTATGATAATCGTTAAATAAAGTCTTTGCTTCTGTTGACTCTAATCCTAATTCTTTCTGTAATTTTATCTTACCCATACCATAGAAGAGACCTAGATTAATTGTTTTTGCCTGTTTCCTGGAGATATTAGCCATGTCAGCGACTATCTGATGAAAATCTGCATCATCCTTGTCAAATTCTTCTTGAAGGTTCTCTGTGCCTGGTAAACCAATTTTAATAGCATAGTGTACTACAATACGAGGTTCTTGTTGTGAGTAATCAAAACTGCCCCATTTACATCCATCTTCTGGTATAAACAGTTCTCTCATCTTAGCACCAATATAGCCTTTCGATGGAATCTGTTGTAAGTTTGGATTGCTCATTGAGAATCTTCCCGTAACTGTACCACCTGCGTCCGATCTAATTTGATTTATATCTGCATGTATTCTGCCTTCATGCACATAACCTAAAAGACCCTCAATGAATGTGTTAACTGCTTTGTCATACTCTCTTGCTTTTGCAATCATACGTAAGCATTTATTCTCGTGTGTTTTTAAATAATCTTTTGGTAGTTGTGGCATTTTAGATTTAGGAGTGACTTTGTAATCAGTTATGCCTTGATGTTGTAATAAATTTTTTATAGATGAAGCTGCCCAGATATCTACTCTGATTCCAGTCTTGTTCTGTATTGCTTTTACTATTTGATCTCTACGTTTTTTAAGATGTCTACCAAACAGGATAGCTTGAGCGGTATCAATTTTAACGCCTTTAAATTTCATGTCAACTAAACAAAGAAATAATTTTGTTTCTAATTCAAATATTTTTCTACAAGTCTTTTGCTCTCCATCTTCTTTAGTATATAATACTTCATCAATTTTTTTATTAAATAGATTCCATAACTTGTATGTTAGATCAACGTCTTGCTTTGCATAGTCTTTTACAATAGATGCTGGTAGCTTATGCATATTAGTCATTGGGTCCTTAACTGTGCCACCAGACCATTCTAATGTTTTTTGTTGTAGATCGTATTTATATTTAGAATCATTAAGATAATCTTTTGATAATGCATCAAGTGAATATTTAAATCTATTCTCATCAATCACAGATGCTGCAATCATTGTATCAACAATTCTACCTTTAATCATTTTACCAGTTACAGCTCGAATCCAACATACATCGTACATTGCATTATGAAATACTTTTGTAATCTTTTCGTTTTGAAATATTTTTTTATTAAGTGTGTCCCACATTTCCTGGGTCCTGTTAGGATCTAAATTAATATCAGAGTGTCTGATAGGAAAGTATGCTGTGTCTTTACCAGTAGTTACTGCAATACCACATATAAAACCATCATTTCTTATAGCACCTAAACCTTTTGTTTTAAGATTAGGATCATAAGTTTCTATATCTATTGCAACTGTGTCTATACCATTTAGGTCTAGGTCTTCTGGTGTATTACACATTATAATCTCTCTCCATAATCATTTCTAAAAAGTGTATCGCTTTTAATATGTCTTGCTTCTTTCCCTTGTCACGATGCCTTATAATATATTTTATAGCACAACCTTCAGGATAGAGCAACTCATTCTCTACTACAAACTTACTGGGTTGAATTTTATATTTTTGATAGTGACTCCCGCCGTGCTGCTTGTTCCAAACGTTTTTATTTTTCATTATCTAACTCCTAATGTATATGCTCGTTGTGATGATATTGTCCAACAATCAAACTTACCTCGACTGTATGCAACATATTTTAACCTTAATTGTGTAAAGTAATCTTCTATTCTTGTTGCTGTTAGATCTACAATTACATTATCAAATGTTAAACCTTTTACTGTGTGTATGTTTCCATATCTAACTTTAACATCGCCTTCCAAGTTAAAGCCTCTTTGTAATATTTTTTGTATATAAAGTATTCTATCTGAATCAGTTTTAGTTCTTATTAATGAAAAGTCTCTTTGATAAGTTGAGTTTTCTTTTAAATATTTATGATGTATTAAATAGTCTATTGTATAATCTTTATTTACCCATTCATCAAAAGTTTCTTCTCCTCTACCATGCACTATTACTTTACTACCTATGTATGTCCAAAAATCTTTTATTTGTTTTAGTGGCATAGGTTTACCCCTTGCAAACTCCGGCCACAGCTTATGACATCTTATTTCTTTTTTTGGTACGTGGGCCGTGTTCCCTATGTGTGCATACTCTATACCATGTTGTTTAAAAAAAGTTTTGACCCAACCATCTGACGGATTACCTCGATACGTAAACAAAAATGTTTCGTCAGTATTTTTTATTTTATCTAACAACAGATCCATTGAAGTGCATCTGTGTCTTAAACTAGGTAAGTGATAGTGATTACCAATTACATCTGTTGGTTTCCAGATTCTGTGTGTACCATAGTGATTCCATATTGGTTTTATAATCTCTTTACACAAACTATTTATAGTCTGGCTACATCTATAACCTTCTTCTAATTCTTTAGCTCCCTTTGATAACTCATAAAATCTTGTTGCGTTGGCTCCTGCAAATTCAAATATTGTTTGATCTGGGTCTCCAACAAACCAATATTCTTTTGTGTTGGTTGCCATCTTATCTAATGCTTTTGTTTGTGGTACGTTACTATCTTGTGCTTCATCAACTATTAAAACATCTATGTCCGGCTCGTTAGCCTTTTCAATAAAGTCTCTTATCATGTCATCATAGTCACAAACATGATTATCTTTTTTATATTTTTCGTATATCTCTTGCAGCTCTTCAATAACATTTAAACTGTAAGGTTTGTAACTAAGCTTATCACATTTTTTCCAATGTTCTTTTAAAGTATGATCTTTACCAAATGCATCTTTTACATATTTATAAAACTTATGTTTGTCTCCTTCAAAGTCACTAGCATTTATTCTTTGTAGTTTAAATCTAGACTCCATCCTACATAGGTTTATATGGTCTTGATAACTAAATAAGTCTCTTTTTAATCCTTTATTTTGACAGTATGCATGTATTGTACAGATCTTATATTTTAAAGATTTTTTAGTTAGACCTTTTTCTTTTACTTCTGGTAGTTTTAATATTTCATCTCTTATTTCTTCTGCTGCAACTTTTGTATGTGATAAAACTATAATCTTTTCATGAGAAAACCTTAGTAAGAGTTCTGTATATTTTTGAGTTATAAACTTTGATGTCTTTCCTGTCCCTGGAGGACCCACCATAAAACTAGGTTGTTTCATCTGTAATCTCCTGATAGTCACCTTCGATAATTAAATCATCTTTATCAACTTCTTGGTTTAACATTCGCCATGAAACACAAGACTTAGTGCCATACTTCCCATGATTTTTTTTAGCTTTTAATATTCTTTGACATTTAATAACTAAATCTACTCTAGGTAAATTTACTTTCTGTCTGTGTAGGTAATCTTCAAACTTATCTAAATTAAACTCTAAGATATTTTTTTCTGTATTAAAGTAAGGCATACCAAAGTATGCTAATTCTTTTTTACTTGTGTATGCTTTTTCTTCTGAAATATAATTTTTAAAATGTTTTACAAATCGTAAGTCTTCTTCTGCGTCTTCAACATAGTCTTTTGATTTTTCTCTTGCTTCATACTTTCTACGCATAATCTCTTCAAAGTCAGAAGGTTTCATCTCTGGAATCCACACTGATGCTTTACTAATTACTGCATCATAAAATAATTTTTTGTTTCTAAGTGTAGGACCATCAACTGTAATTGTTTTTTCTACAGGTTCTCCTTGTACAACTGCATTTATTTTTACAAAATATCTATCACTTCCATATTCTATTATTTGTCCAATAGATTGTTTTGCTTCTTCACTTGTTGCTTCTTGTACGCCAATCCAACTAAACATTGTTGCAATTGTTTTTGTAGAACAACCAATAATCTCTGCAAGTTTAGGCATACCAAATTTTCTATTTGCTTTTTTATGTGATGTACCTTTACTTTTTCTTTTGTGACTTTCTTCGTCTTTAGCTGCAACTGCAATTTTATAAATGTAATCATCTATGTCTTCTGTATTCCATTCTGTATGTTTAAGTAATACACCTGCAATAGCAGTGCAATAATCATCTCTTTGTCCCGAACCTGCATATGTAATACATAAAGCGGCAGCAAGAGCTATTTTACCAAGATCAACTTTAATATTACCTGGATACTCATCAATACCTTCATACTTAACCCATTCAACAACTTCATTTGTTGTATGATATTTTGTTTCTGGAACTAGTGTATATTTATTTGCCCCATGTCTTATCTCACACAAAGTTGCGCCGTGACCATAGTCTTTGTAATAGTTTTCTAATTCTTTTGGTAATGCAAATTTTTTGTAGTCTGAAGTACCAGACCAAAGATAATGACTTGATGGATTATTTCTTCTACCAAAAACTGCACCACATGATTTAATGTGATCATTTGTAAATCTTTTAACAACAGGATTATCAATATCGAAATCTATATATTGATCTAGTCTAAGTCCTATTTGTTTTGTTGTGTGTTCTATTCTCCATTCTTCTTTCGTAATCTTAAAATCTGGATCGGACCACTTTTCGACCACAGCCTGCTTTGTATCGCAGGGTATGATCACCCGTCCTAGATCTATCCAATCTTCGTACGTAACCGGAGCTTTATTTATCTTATCATTCATAAATTAAAAAGTGGGCGTTTCCACGCTAGCTTCGACGCCCACTACCTAGGATACTATAAATTTAAAGATTTTTTAGTTTGTTCCTGAGTTTCAGGTTTTGCTTGTATCTCACCCTTACCTACAGATTCAGCAAAAGATTTTGCCATATCATAGATTCCTTTATCTGTGACTGGTCCTACCTTTGCTACATCCCAACCAAACCATGTTCCTTTGTCATTAGACATCTGAACAGTAGATAGATTATAAATGTGGCTGTAAGTTGGCGGAGTAAACAAACCATTTTTACCTTGCATTTTTAAACCCATCATCATTGAATTCCATTTTCTACTAACTTTTAATTGAGTAGATTTCATAGAAATCAAAGCTGTTGATGGATTATCACCTACAGTTAATACAAAGTGACTTGCAGTATTTTCAAGATAATTACCATTTGGTAATCTATCTTTATAGTCTTTACCTCTAGTGGTTTGACTAACTATATCACTGTCTGCCTCGTGAATTGCAACAGGTGCACCAGTGCTGGTACCTCTGTCTTGCCATTCAATGTATTGTCTTTTGTAGTGACAAGGTACGACTTGTAAAGAATCATATAACTGATTCGTTACAGTGTTTATTATTTTGCCTGGCTCTGCGCCCTCGACATATTTACCATCTCTTTTATTTACCTCTGGAGATAGTTGGCCCAAAATTTTTAAGAAAGGCAACGCAAGATCTTCTTGCGATATATTTTGAGCGCCTTGTGCTGCATCAGCTTCCATATCAAATGTTGCTAATGCTCCATTCTTTTTTTCTGTTACTTGGTTCATGTTTATTTGTTCCTTTTTATTGTTGTCTTATTCTCTGAGAAAACCCCAAAGATTTCCGTTGGCATTTCTTTACCTGCCTCAATACGCTCACGGACTAACGCTTTCAAAGTCATGGGTTCTACCTTCATCTTTTGTGTCGGTTGGAACCCTTGACCTTTTGCAAGATCGGCATAATCAGCCGCCTTGTTATCTTCGTTGCGACCAAAGGATACGGATATCTCGTTTTTGATTATATCCCCTAGTCCATTATTACGAAGCCAGTTAAACGCCGCTTCTTTATTTGCTTCTGTAATAGTAGCACGATACGACGTTGAAACTTTAAGATGAGATCCATCGTGCAGTTTTAATTCTGCAAGACCCATCTCAGACATCATTGTAGGTATTACTTCACCTGATATATGATCTCTTTTCTTTTTTAAATTTTTTAAATGTTCCTCATGGTTTTCTATTGTTCTCACCACCTCTTCTAAGTTTTCAACTTGATCTGCAAGAGACTGAATATTACCAGTTTTTTTCATTGCATCTTGTTGATCTTGTTCAAAATCAATTGTCATCTATTTCTCCTTTCTCATATAAATTAATAGATATAGGATAGTATTTTCTTTCTTGCTTATCCCACTTTAATAAATTGTATTTGCCATTAGTAATATCAGATACAATAGAACATGCAACACCGATTAATGCAGGGTCACCTGTTAATAACAAATGATCTTTTTCATTAAAATTTTTTAACCCTTGTCTTAACTTAAAAATTAAAGGACCAGGAGAAAAAATCATTTGTGAAAACTCTGGCAATAAAAATTTAAAGTCACCGTATTTTTGTGCGCCTATAATATTTATTTTAGGACTACCTGCTTGGCTTCCTGCAATATGTTGTATCACATAAACTATTCTTTCTGACATACCTTGACATATAATTGTTTATCCCTTATATGTCAAGTTAGAAAGTTATGAATTATAAATTTAAAACAAAACCATATAAGCATCAAATGCTTGCTTTAGAAAAGTCATGGAATAAAGAAACATACGCGTACTTTATGGAGATGGGTACAGGTAAAACAAAAGTATTAATTGACAACATGGCTATGTTGTATGACAAAGGTAAAATTGATGGTGCTTTAATTATAGCTCCCAAAGGTGTTATAAAAACCTGGTACGAGCAAGAGCTTCCTACACACTTAGTAGACCACATAGAAAATGTGACCGTATTGTGGCAACCTAATATTACAAAAGGACAACAAGAAAAACTAGAAAGTTTATTTGAAATAGAAACAGCTTTACATATTTTAGTTATGAACGTTGAAGCATTTAGCACAGAAAAAGGTATGAAGTTTGCATCTAAATTTTTAAACTCACATAAAACTTTAATGGCTATTGATGAGTCTACAACAATTAAAACACCAACTGCAAAACGTACAAAAAATATTATTAGTTTAAGTAAGTTTGCTAAATACAAACGTATTATGACAGGTTCTCCTGTAACTAAAAACCCACTTGATTTATATACACAATGTGAATTTTTAGATCCATACTTATTAGATCATGCATCGTATTATTCTTTTAGAAATAGATACGCTGTAATGAAGTCTATGCATGTAAGAGGTAGAACAATACAAGTCGTACATGCTTTTCAAAATCTTGCAGAGCTATCTGATAAATTACATGGGTTTTCTTACAGAGTATTAAAAGAAGATTGTTTAGATTTACCACCTAAAAATTTTACAAAAAGACATATTATTCTTACAGGTGAGCAAAGAAAAATTTATGATCAAATGAAAAAAACAGCACTTGCTACACTTAATGGTAAAGTCACATCTACTGTAACTGTGTTGACTCAGCTTATGAGAATGCATCAAATAACTTGTGGACATTTTACTGCTGATGATGGATCTACACAATTAATACCAAATAATAGAATTACAGAACTAATGAATGTATTAGAAGAGACTGAAGGCAAAGCTATTATTTGGGCTAACTATCAAAGAGATATTACAAATATAATAGAAAGCATTGTAAAAGTTTATGGTCCGGGGTCCGTGGTCGATTATTATGGATTAACGCCACAAGAGGAACGACAAGATAATATACGTAAATTTCAGTCCGACCCTAAGTGCCGGTTTATTGTTGGAACCCCCTCTACGGGCGGCTATGGGATAACTTTAACAACTGCAAACACCGTAATTTACTATTCTAACGGATATGACCTTGAGAAGCGTTTACAGTCAGAGGACCGTGCGCACAGAATAGGACAAACAAAATCGGTAACATATGTCGACATTATATGTGAAGATACGGTTGATGAAAAGATAACAAAAGCATTACGTAAAAAAATAAATATAGCATCTGAAGTATTAGGGGAGGAGTTAAAAGAATGGATATAAAAGTACATGAAAATTTTATGAATCATTTTTTATTTTTAAAATTAAAAGAAACTATGAATAATGCATACTTTCCTTGGTTTAAAAGTCGTATTGTACCAGAAATTGAAGATATTCAATTAATTCATACTTTTTTTGAGTTTGATAAAATTAATTCTGAGTATTTTGAATTATTAAATTCTTGTATAAAATCTTTAGAAGTAAAAAAATTAATAAGAGTGAAAGCTAATTTAGTTTTAAGAACTCCTGAAATACAAGAACATGGTTTTCATATTGATAACGACACATATAAAAAATTTAGAACTGCCGTATTCTATATAAATTCTAATAATGGTTATACTCGTTTTGAAAAAAAAAATAAAAAAATTAAAAGTGAAGAAAATAAATTAGTAGATTTTAATGGTTATTTACGACATACAGGAACCAGTTGTACAGATGCTCCGTATAGAATAGTGATTAATTTTGTTTATATTTAAACAAATATTTCTTTTGCTTTACCTAATATAGGTTTGTATTTTGTTTTACCTTCTGATCTGTATGCGTGTAAAAATTGTTTTCTATCCATGCCTTCTGTTACGCTACAGTGGATCCAGCCCGAGTTGGGTTCGCCGGGCGTGTAGTATTCGAGGATCAATTGATCCCATTCTAATTCTCTATGTATCCAGTCTGCAAGTTCAGCATTGTCTACTCCAACACATTCGAAGTCTGCCGCTTCAGCTTTTGCATGCTGCGAATTAATCGAGCTGCCAATGGCTTGGCACAGCTCTGGGCTACGGAAACCGCTGGTCACCTTTACCCTGCCGAAGTGGTCACGTACTGGCTGTAAAATTTTTTCACACAACACTTTTAGTTTTTCTATTTGTTCTGCATTAGGGTTATTATTAATCCCTTTACGGATTGCTGTGTCCGATTTGGTTAACTCTTCTAAAGTAAAATTACGTGTAAGTTCCATTATTTTGTAATATCTGTAAGTAAAATTAAAAGTACGGCTCCCATTCCTCCGACTATCCAATACTCTACTCTCTTAATTCGTTCTTGCATTTCTTTTATCTGCTCAAACGTTTGCTTTTGCATAATTCTGCAAAGCTTTTCATGAGATTCAATTTTTTGTAATGCTGATTTTTTTGCCATTACTTACTTGGGTTACCGTATTTATTAAACTTACCTGTTTTAATTTTTTCTTTTGCTTTTTTTTTTAATTGTTTTTCAAAAGCAGTCATAGACTCATCAAATAATTGTTTTTGAGTTTTAGGTCCAAATTTTTTCATAACTGCACCCATGCCCTTAGTTATAATTCCCATTACGTTGTTCTCCTTAACCTTTGTCTGATTACTTGTTCTTCTGGGGATAGTAATGCAGTTTCAGTTGATGTCAAGTTTGTTGTAGGATCAATATTTTGCACATTTGCTTGTGTATTTACAGTTGGTTGTGGTAAATTTGGTAGCGGTGGTGTTTTAATACTATCAAATGAAAAATCATTTAAATCAATATCAAACGTATCATCTAAACTTAAAAATTTCATTTGTGTTCTCATTGCTCTTAACGTTGGTCTTACGGCAATAAATGGATTAGCTGATCCTAAATTTTTTGAAATTTCTTTAAATCTATCTTGTATATCTTTTGATGGAAAGTATGGTTCATATTTACCTCTACTTAAATTATTAAAAGTTTCTGTTGATAATTGTCTATCTTCAAACTCTCTTCTTAATAAAGAAGAACTTGTTCCTAATGTTTGAGCTGCATTAATGTCTTTATTCATTTCTTTCATAACATTAAATCTTGCTTTGTTTGACTCATAGTACCTTGTAATAATATCATTAGGATCAATTGGTCCACCTCTTAACAATCCAAAGAAACCACCAGTAAACTCTCTTCGTGCATTTCTTATACCTCTTTGATACTCTGCAATTTTAAATCCCATAGCATCTAATGGTTCTACTTCTATTGGTCTAAACCCTGCAAACCCTGCAACTTGATCTCCTAGTTCTAAAATTTTTCCAGACTTATTTGGTTTTTCTAAAGCTGCCTGACCTATTCTTATATATTGTTTGTAAGATGGTAATAATGCGTTCATCAAATGTATAAATTTAATTTTCATTCTATCACCGATTGGTGTTTGATCAGTGTATAAAACTCTACCATCTCTAGTTCTACCACCTCTGCCTGGTAGCAATGGATATAAGCTTATATCTGCTGAAGCTTCTGTCCAAATAGATTCATCAATAAATGGCGCAGCTACTTCTCTCACAGCTTCTTCTACACCATTAACAAATCCTTTTAATATTGTGTCACCATCGTTTGTGGCTGCCATTATTTCATTAGCCATTGTTCTGTACGGTCTAGCAATTAAATCGTATGCATTGCTGTGACTAAAATCTACATATTTTAATTTACCATCATCACCACGTACTGGGACTAATGTAGAATTTTTTGACCAATCAGGAACAAATCTACGTAAAGCTTGTAGTTCATCTTCAGTAACATCATATAATGCTTTAGCTCCCTCAACAAACATCGTCGGCACAGCTGTTAACGTAAAAGCCATACCAGTAGCCCTTTTTACACCTATTGAATACATAGGATTATTATTTTTAACAAAACCTTTACCTTCAATATAAACCACAGGTGCAATGTCCGTTCCTCTAATTATTTCTCCTGGACCAGGTAAATGTTTTAATTCTTTCATAGCTTGTCCACCGATGTTAGTAGTTGTTCTAATCATCTCTGACGGAAATGACATAAAGTTACCCACCGGTAATACTCTGGCTGTTCTTACAACATCTCCAACAAAGTTATAGTTAGGTACAGTATTTTTAACTATGTCTGCTGCTTCTTTTTTTAATTCATCAATAGGTTTTTTAATATTTGCAGCTCTGTATGCTGCATCTCTTCTGTTTAATTCAACAAAGTAATTTGTAATTTTCCAAAAGTCATCTTCTGCAACATATTTACCTTGTAAGTATTCAGGTATTTTTTTAAGTTTTGTTAACATAGGATTAACAACTTTATCTAAATCCATGATACTGTCACCAAAGTTTACATCTCTCATTAGATTTCTTAGATCTCCTATTTGTACTTGTGAGTTTACAACACCAAGTTCTAATAGCTCTCTATATGCTTTTTCAAAATCTGCATCTTTAAATCTAGTATTTTTTAAATTAGCTACGCCAGATATTTGCCAACCTTTTCTAAAAGATTGTCCTAATAATCTAGGGTTAACTAAACCTTCAGTTAATATACCATTAGCTGCAGCAAATGCTCCTGCACTTATTATGTTACGTAAGTGTGTTGGTATAGACAAAACTGTTTTTGCTAACTGTGCTGTTGCTTTTGGAAACAATAAAAGATTTCTGTAAAGAAATGATGCACCCTTTTCTGCAGATGTTGCACCTTCTCTCCCTCTTACTGCTGCTGTAAAAAATCCTTCTGTAAGTCCATTTGCTCTTGCTAAACCGTCAGCTATATCTTCTGTAGTGTATTTTGCACCAAGAGGATTACTTATTCTACCAGCTCTAAAGTCTGCAAGTCCTGATAATTTGTTATCTAGTTTTACTATCTTTACTACATTGTTTGTTGCATTCTCTGCTTCTTTTCTTGAATTCCAAAATGATCCTCTGCCACCAGCTGCTTGTGTAGCAGCATTAGTATCAAACATCTCTTTGTACATAGCACTAGTTCTTGCCATACCTGATAATTCTGCAATAGCATTAAACACAGAATATCTTGGATCTTTCATTTCACCCATTAATTTTCTAATTACAGCAGGAGGTGCTCCTGTTTTTTCTATAAATCTTTTTACAAATTTTTCTCCAGGTAAATCTTCTAATGTTTTTGCAACATAGTTTGGATCTGCTAAACCTTTTTTAGATTTAGCTGCTTTAAGACCGTCTTCTATTATTCTATCTACAATATCTTTTGCATCTTCATAATACTTTGCGCTGTTTGGATCAAATGTAGCATCTTTATTAGTCTGTGCAATTTGTCTTCTAAAAAAAGCTATGGCACCTTGTATAGAATCATCTGTAGGTTTATATCTTCCAAGCATTCCTAACACTGGTTTAGTTTCAAATATTTTATAAGTATTTCCAACTAATCCTTTTATTCGTTCTTGTAATATATCTTTTAATTCTTTTGGATTATATTTTCCTGTGGTATCAATTAAATTACCTATTGTTAATCTTGCTTCATCAATAGTTTTAGTAAGTTCAGTAACAACTGAATCAGCAACATTTTTCTTTTTTAATGAATTAACAAACGCTTCTGTTTTTTTAGGATCAGATATTTTAGTTAAATCACCATCTAATATTAAATCATTTATTTCTTTGTAAAAAGCATCTTTTTCTTTATTTGTTAATGATCTATCCAATGCATCTTGCATTTGTGGAAATGCTCTTGACATTGATCTATCTAAATTTTTTACAAGTTCAGTTGCTCTATTTAAATCTGCAGATCTAAACCCTTCCATAACTTTTTGTGAACCAAATATAGACTTGGTTAATGGTCCCTCGGGCGTGAATGCTTCTGCAACTTTATTAAAAAATCTATCTAGTTTAGAATTACTATATGCAAGTTCTTTTCCTTTTGTTGCAATAGCTTTTGCTCCTTTACCAATACCAGCTGCAAAAGGTGTCAGTAATACTGCTTCACTACCAAACTTTAATCTGTTCATTAGTTTTCTAGTAGCATCTTGTCGACCACCATCTAATGCAAACACATCTAATTGTGTTGGACCTCTATCAAATATATCTCCAAAACTTCCGATCTCTTCAACGTCAGCAACAAATGCTTCTCCGGCTGCACCACCTACAGCTCCTACTGCAAATCTTGGCACACCAGATTCTTTATTTAATTTATCTGCTATTTGTTTTTGTTTTGCTAAATTTTTAGAACCAGCACTAACTAATTTACCAGCTTTTTTTGCTTCAAAATATCTGTTATATAATTTTGTACCTAATTTAAAACCAGCACCACCTGGTACACCAATTTGTACTAATGCTTGTGTTAATTTACCAACACCTGTTTGTTCTGCTATTTCTTCTAATGGATTTAATTTATCGAAAAATATTTCTACTTGTGCTGCTGTGTTTGTATCTAAACCTAAATCAACTAATTCTGCGCCTAATGAAAAAGCTCCTTCAACAACTTTAATACCACCAGATACTATACCTGCTAAACCAGAAGTATACCAAGATACTTCATTATTTTGCTCTGCTGGAATTAGTGGTTGTAGAGCCATTTATACTCCTACGCCCCACCAACATCTTCTATATTAGGTGAAAAAGGATCTATTACCTCTATTTTTTTCTGTTCTGTTGTGGCTGTTAAATCTGGAAATTTAATTTCTCCTATTGAATTAAACTCATCAAAATATACTTCACCATCTTTAACAACTATGTATTTATAGTTATCTTCATATGGGTCATAAACAACTTTACCATCTAAATTTTTACGAATTTGTTTTTGATTGTTAGGATCTCTAATATCAAACGTTAAAACACCACCATATCTAGTTCCAGTAACCGCACTTCTTAACGTGTCTGCATTTTGTGTAGAAAATAAAGCTGCTCTTTCAGCGACTTGTGGTGGTAAGTCGTCTTCAATGTATTGTTCTAGCATTACATTGTACAATGCATCATTTGTTTTATTTCCTGCTATTCTTTCATCAGAAGCTATTTTTGTTTTTAATCTGTCCATAGCAGATTCATCGCCAGCTATTCTTTCACCTCTTAAAAAATCTCTTTCACCTTGTTGTTCTCTAGCCCTTGCTTGACTTACTTGTAATTGATTAAATGGATCTCTTGCAGCTGTTGCAGCTGTTTGAAATATATTACCTTGTGGTGGCGTTGCTAAAAGATTTAAACCAAAGCTAGTTAAAAAACCTGGTAAACCTTCTGTTTGAAACGTTGGCATTGATCCTTGTTGATAACCTGTTCTACCACCATTAGCCATTTTTTGTGGTTGATCTAGTCCTGATGTAATACCAGTACCAGCTGATCCACCTATTCTAAACATTGGTCTTTTTAAAGTTCTATTCATTATTTTCTTGGCACCCCTAGTAAAGAAAAATCCCTAGCTCCTTGTCCTAAAGCTCCATATACACCAGCAAGTGTTGTACCAACACCTAATGCAGTTTGTAATGGTGTAGGGTTAGGTATGTTTGTTGTTTGTGTTTGACCAGGATATCCACCCATGATTCCTGTTACTTGACCAGCAAATCTATCTAACTGTTCTTGTGGTAAGAATGTTGCTTGTCTTGCTGCCTCTCTTGTTGCATCAAGTTGTGCTTGTTGTTGCGCCTGGTTCAGTGCGCCCAACTGACCTAAACGTGAAATATCTGTACCTGTTGCTTGTTGTTGTACTTGTCCAAGTTGTGCTTGTTGTCCAGCTAATCCAGATTGAAATGCACCTAAACCTTGTGTTGCTCCTGCAAACCCTGCTCTTTGTCCAGCAAGTCCTGATTGTGCTTGACTTATACCAAATCTATTTGCAATATCTTGTTGTCTAGCTTGTTGCGCTTGACCAAAACCTTGTTGCAAGAGACCGGCTTGTAATAACGCTCGTTCTCTCGCAGCCCCTGTGCCAAACTCTGCGAGTTGCACTCCCGCTCGACCACTGCCGAGCGCACCCAAAGCTGCCTGCTGATCTCTGATAGACTGTTCTTGTATAGCCTTGTTCCGATCAAATTCTGAAAGTGTTGCATCAATTACTTGTGATTGATAAGGGGACATAAAATCTTGTACACCTTGTTGAAAAGATGTTGCTCCAGTTCCAATTCCGCCTAATGTTGTTCCAGCACCAGTTAGTTCTGTTCCTGCAGTTCCTAATTGTCCTAATGCTTGAGTTCCTAGACCAGCAGCTAATGTTGCTTGTGTTTGTGCTTGTTGTAAAAACGGTTGAAAAGATCCTACACCTTGTTGAGCTAGTGTTTGTGCTTGTGTTTGTAATGCATCTTGACCTGCTACTTGTGGTGCAAGTCCTGATAAACTTTGTTGTCTTGTTGTAAATTGTTGAGCAGCACTTTGTCTTGCTGCAAAATCACCTGCTGATTCACCAGGTTGTTGTGATATACCAGCAAGTCCTGTTGATACAACAGGTACACCTGATTGTGCTACTACTTGTTTTGCTAAATCTTGTCCTAGATCTTGAACAAATTGTGCAGGTAAAACTTGTGATTGTTGAATAGCCATTATAATACTTCCTCTAGTCTTTGTGATGTTTGAAACATTTTACGTGCGCCTTCTAATCCTTGCGATTCCTCTGATACTTCACCTCCGGATTCGAGGTTCTTCATCATGTTATACATAACTTCTGCACCTTTGTCTACATCTCCTTCACCTGCATTTCTAACAGCATCAGCTGTAAATACAAACTCATTCTTTGATAATCTTGCAGGTACGTCATCTGCTTTTTCCATACGTCCTATTGGAACGAATCCACCTTCAGCTCTTAAATCCATTTCTTTACCATCCATATCTAATAGTGGCATTGTTTTTTTTGCAACCGGTTCGTTCATAGATCCACCTTCAGCTTTAAATCTTCTTGCTAAATATTCATCAGGATTAGCTCTAATAGTTTCTATAGGTATTCCTGTTTCATCTGAAATTTGTTGTGCCTCTGCCTCTTGTTCAGGTGTTAAAGCACCTGCTATTGTTGATGCAAGAGTAATACCACCCGTTACAGTTGGCATTAAAGATCCACCACCTTTTGTTAAACCTAATGCAGGAAGTATACCTTCCTTAAAAGGAACAAATGCTTCACCCACTTTTGATCCTGCTTGACCAAGTAATGTTCCTCTTAAACCACTAAGTCCACCAAATTGTGTAGCTCCTAAATATCCTAATCCACCTAATAATGCAGTCCTACCTAATGGTGACTTTGCAATCTTCTTGACTGTTCTTCCAACTTTCTTAACAAGTTTACCTAAAAAATATTGTTGTCTTCCTGTTTCAAGGTCCATGATCCCACCTTCGTAAGGCATGCCACCTCCTGCTAGTCCTGCTCTACCACCTTCTGCTGCATACCTAAGTCTTAAACCTTCTAAACTTTCTAAATCTTCAGTATCTTGTTCTGGTTCTTGTGCCATGATGCTTGGTGCTTGAGCTACCATTGGTGATAAAATTATTTCTGGCCCTTCTGGATTACCGCCCACGTTATCATCTTCATCGTTATCATCCATTAAAGTAACCGTACGTGTTTTTTTTGGTCCAAAAATACCTCTTGCTACTACTGTACCTAAAGTTGTTGGAATATCCAAAACCTTTGCTATTCCAAGACCGACTGTGTTTACAATTGGATTAAATTTATCAAGGAAGTTAAAAGAGCTAGATTTATAAGCATCAGGATTTTTTTCAAAATTTTTTTCAAAATCTTTTTGTCTGTCTGTTTGAATTCTACTTCTAGTTAAACCAGATGATGTCACAAAATCTCTTCCAGAGTCCCGTTGTGTTGCACCACCACCTGGAGGTCCACCATAAGCACCTGTACCTTTAGCTTCATCTCCACGATCTTGTGGACCACCAGATCTAAGTCCTATTCGTCCACCGTTTGCTAATAATTGTTTTGCGATTTGAGTTCTAGTTATGGCCATCTTACTATTCTATTTTGTTTCTCCAAATAAATCAAGGCTTGGCATCACTAAAGTAACATCTTTTCTGATATCATCTGGTGAGATACCTTTAGCTTTCCATTCATTATCATCTTTATATTGTTCGCCTGTCTTTTTGTTTGTTATTTTTTCTATTATTTTATCAGGTGTTATTGTTGGTAAATCAGTCATTATGTTGTTACCTCTCGTGGCTGTATTTCTAATATTGAAGCTATAACGTGCAGCTCATTCGCTTCAGCAGCTTGTACTTTTAACACTTCACTTTCTTCCATAATTAAAGGCTGTGTTAAAAGTTCTGTTGTTGCTTTAGACCCTATTGCTTTATCTTTAAATAAATTAAAGATAGTGCCACTAGCATTTACTAGGGTTATTGTTATTGTAGTTCCTGATCCAGCATCCTCAGATACTATTAATGATCTTATAACAGATGACTTAAAACTAGGCACTGTATACAATGTTGTTAAATCTGTTGTAGTTAAATCTACTTTTTTATTTATAAAACTATTTGCCATTAATTTAAAAAGAAGTTTTGTGCTTCTACTTCATCCTTTAATTCTTCTTGAAACGTCGTGTTTAATTTTTCTACAATTGCATCTAAATCTCTAACTTGAGATTCTGCAACAGTAATATCATATTCTCTACTAGCTCTTGTTAAAACTTGTACTATTTTTGCCATTATCTTCTTCCATCTGGTTGTGTATCTAGTCTAAAAGTTCCTAGTTTCCAACTTTGACTACTTGCTGTATTTTCTACTTTCATTGCTATTGCTCTTGCTCTTGCACGTGTGTCTATTTTTTTAGTAGAAGTTGTAAGATCAAATGGTCCAAGAGGTGAACTTGATTGCGAATCATTAGGGTAATTTTTTAATTGTAATGTAACTCGAGTTGTTCCAGTCTGACTTATAAAGTCAGGTACAAATCTTCTTATCTTCATTAAATATTCACCATCTCCTCTAAATGTTGCAACACCTGTTTGTTGACCCGTTTGAGCCCTTGCTTGTGTAATATCAAAATCTCCTGATGAGATATTTGAAGTGATTGCAGTTATGACTCCATTTTTATTTTGGTCAGTTCCTATTTCATGTTCATAATAAGTTGTTATACCTTCTGTATTTCCAACCACATCAAACGATGTATCCGTATCTGCATCGTATTCTGTTGCATGCGGAGTTCCAAATACAGCAGAGTCTCTCCACATAGTTCTAGAGAGTGTTCCATTAGTCCATACAGGTCTTTGTGGTGATGAATCAAAATAATTATATGTAACTTGTCTATTTACAACTGATGATGTAGATGTTGGATAAAACCATATTACTTCACCAAACAAGTTATTTAATCCAGCAGACACCATTTGATTACCAGAGTCTAGATTGATGTCATCAAAAACAAAATCTTCTACCAAACAAGGTAATGATTCTAATTTACCAGCATATCTAAAGAAACCATTCTCTGACATCCAATACGCAGCACCATCAACTTCTACACATGCATTCTGTCCAACCAAACCACAGTTAGTTCCAACTTGTGCAAACGCAAAAGTAAATGGTTGACCAACAAAACGTTGAGTAAACAATGCAGTATCAGTCCAAACATAAAGTGCATCTCTACCTCTGATTGCTCCTATGATCCGTGATCCATCGGCCAATCTCTGTGTGCCAGCGGTATTAGTTGCTGTAGGTGTGTATGTGTTTATATCTTCTTGGTCCGAGAACCTAATGAACATATCGTCTTGTGTTGACGTATCACCAATAGTTGTTTCAGTACCATAAAATACTAAGTGACGATCGGGAGTAGATACAACCATATGTCTTGATGCTGTAGGTGCGCCTGATATAATTGTTGCTCTTGTTGTCGTTGCATTTGATAATGAAGAGTCCCATTCAAAAACAGCGTTGTTATGTATTAAACAAATTGCTTTGTCTCCAAAATTATCAATCGACCACATACCTGGTTCAATAATTAAATCTCCAGATGCTGCTTCACCCCATGCAACATAATCGGTTGAATTTGTAACTGTTGCACCATCACTATGAGATGCTGCTGTTGTTCCAGCAACTCCTCTTGTTAAACCCGTTAGTGTATTACCACTAACTCCAGTGTAAGAAATTTCTTCTGATCCTATAATAATAAAATTAGTTCCAGTGCTAGGAAATAAAGAAGCGTCCGCTAAAGTAAGAGTGGTTACAGAATCGTTGATTGCACCATCTAAAGTAGTTGTAACTGCTCCAGCAGCTTCTCCACCCCATGAACCTAATCCATATCCAAATCCTTTTGCTTGTACTGCTGGACCCACAGTGTAGTAATGTTGAACTCTAATGCCACCTGATGTTGTTGCACCAGATCCTGATTCGTTTGATGGCATTGTAATAGTTAAAGTTGTAGTTGTAGGTACAGATGTCACCATAAATTTTTTATCATCAAAATCAGAAGCACTAAAATTTGAATTAGTTATTGAAGTAAAACTATCTAAAAGAATAATATCGTCCTCTTGTATATTGTGTGCTGATGAAAATGTTATTGTAACTGTAGGAGATCCATTAGTTGTACTAAATGCGTTTGTTAATGTTGTAGTAGATTTAATAGGATGTATGTCATAAAATATACCCCCTGAATATGCATATAAAATTCTATTTGTTCCTATAATAGCATATTTTCTACCTAAACTATTTACAAAATGATGAAGACCTCTAGCGGCCCCTGTTAATTCATCTGTTCCTAGTTGTTTCCAACCTCCTATTTTTTCAGGTGTTCCGTATCTAAATCTAACGTTATCACAATCCACCCATTGGCCCTCAGCTGTGGTTTCTGAAATTTGTTTATTTATACCTGGTTGAAAACCTATTTTCTGTAACATATATGTCCTTATTTATTAAAAATCTTAATAAAGCAAGTGAGTATGTGTGGTGTAATACTCACTCGCCAATGTTTTATATCAATCTTTACTTATAAAATCAACTCAGCTAAGTCTCGATTTGGCCCTATTTTACCTTTGAGGAAAGTATTAAATGCAAGACTTATTCTAGTATTAGAACCCCTTTTATTATCCACTTGATGAGTTGTAGAAGATGGAAACATTATTATCTCACCAGTTTCTACCGGAAAAAACCAAGAAGAAGAATTATATGGGTTATATTTATCTTTATTAATTTCAGGGGATATTTGTTTATATGATATTGGATTAAAAAATTTTATTAAATCAGTTTCTTTGTTTGAATCAATATACAAAACACCTGATGCAAATGAATTAGGATGTTCATGTTTATGATGAAATTCATTTTCTTCCGTATAATTTAACCAAGACTGAGTTACATAAATTTTTATATCTTTCTTTGGACAAACAACATTATTTAAATAACTTTGACAAACTTCATCCACAAATTGTTTAATATTTTTAAGTTCAGGTCTATTTAAAATATAATTATCTTTAGTATGAATATTACCTGAGTTGTTTACACAGTAATTTTTTTGATCATTTACAAATTCTAATTCTTTTTCTGTAAATTCTCTACCTATATCTGTCATGTAAACAGGAATTGGAAATAGTCCATGAATTTTATAATCTTTCATTAATAACACCAAGATACAAATGAATATCTTGTTCCTTTTGTAACTGGTTTAACTAAATGTGGATATAAAAATACTGATGGAAATATTATAACATCTCCAGGTTTAAATTTTATTTGATAGTCATCAAACATAATAAATTCTCCACCTTCATAATCATCATTTAAAACACCAACAATACTTAAAATTGGTATACCTCTTTTTTCACCTGTAAATAAACTATGAATGTGATCACAATGTTTAGACATTATTTGATTTTTATTATATCTATTAAATCTTAATTTGTAAAAACCTTTCCAACCATCAAATTGTGGTCCACTTATTTTGTCAATAACAATATATTTTTCTAATGCTTTCCAAGTTAATCTCATTAACTCTTCTATATAAGTTAAATCATCTCCATAGCAAACATCAAGTTCTCTTTCACCATTTTTATCAAATTCATTATAATTCTGTGTGCTTGTATAAAAATGTCTTTGCCATGTTTTATTTTTTTTTAATTCTTTTAAAGAATCATCTAAAATATTTTGAGGAATCCAATTATCTAAATGAAGTATGTAATTTTTTAAATCTAAAGATTGTTTTTTCACACCACTAAAAATATATTTGTTTTATTATTCTCGTAAATCCCAAGTTTGATCTGTTTCATTCCAATTATATACTTGACCATCTGTAGGATAAGAAACAGGTGCTTCCCATTGACAAGTATCTTCATTTATTGTCCAACTGTCATAAGGTTTTATTGGAATAAAAGCATCTCTTGTTTGATCGTATCTTCCACCAACAGTAGCATAATTTTTTCTAAAAGGTGTACCACCCAATTTATGTTCACCAGCAAAAGTATTGTAAGACGTCTGTATCCAAGTGTCAGCTGTATTGTAAATACTATTTAAAAAATCCGCACCAGCTTGTTCAGTTGTAGCAATATCATTGTGTACCACCTCGACTCTTTCAACTATGCTTCCAGTTCCTATTTTTGCAAAATGTGCCATAATAATCTCCTACGCTGTGTAAGTTCCACTTCCTGTAAATTTAATAATTGTATCTTCTCCGTCTGTTGTAACAGTTGGAGAACCACTTGTTGTGCCTGGATAAGCCGCTGTTCTTACTCTTAAGATAACAACTCCACTTCCACCATTTCCAGATGAACCACCACCATCTGTTCCACCAGATCCACTTCCTGTATTTGCAGCTGCAGCAGTTGAATTTCCTGAAGGTAAAACACCATCTGTTCCGCCACCAGCACCACCGTCTCCCGGTGCGCCACCTCCACCGCCACCAAAGTTACTTGCAGTTCCTGTTATTCCAGATACTAAACCATCTCCACCATTTTCTGAAGGTGCTCCAAAACCAGCTTCTCCAGTTCCTCCACCGCCACCAGTTCCACCAATACCACCATCAAAACCTTCTCCTGCAGTACCTAAACCATTTGGTGAACTACCTGGTGCAGAACTACCGCCACCACAACCGCCGTCTTTTGCAGCTACTGCTGATGGAGAATTATAACCACCTCCACCTCCGCCACCTGTAGTTACTGAAATAATTTTTCCTCCCTTTTGAGCACGAAGAGAAGAACTTGAACCATTATTACCAGCATTGTTTGGACTAACGCCCCCACCTCCACCACCAACAGTTACAGTATAAACATCTCCTGCGGTTACCACTCCTGTGCCTTGTTTTAAACCTCCAGCACCTCCGCCACCACCAGAGTTTGCACCACCAGATGCTCCTCCAGCAAGATTTAAAAAACGTAAAATAGTTTGAGTTTTATCTGCAACAACACTATCTAGTTTTGGAATCCAACCTTTTGTTGAACCAGAATAAACTAATATGACGTGCTGTCCATTTTCATTATATACTGGAACAGAAGAACCTGTGCCTTGAAAATTTAAACCATTGTCAGCTAAAGTTACAGAATGAGTTCCCCATGATCTTGAATAATCTGCAAGTTCTATAATATCTCCAACACTAGCAGAAGATGGTAAAGTTACTACTACATCTCCAGAAGCAGTATTAATCCAAAAACCTTGTCCGGCTACTGCTGTAAAGTCAGCAGTTTTTATAGATGATTGCCATTGTGTTCCACCAGATGCATCAGTAAAAGATAAAGCACCTGATCCATTTGTTTTTAATACTTGATCTGCTGATCCATCAGCATTTGGAAAAGTTAATCCATCAAGAACAATGTTTCCTGAACCATTTGGTGTAATAGCAATATTACCATTAGCTGCATCTGTAATTTGAATTACTCCAGAATCTGTTCCACCATTTGTATTTAAAATTAAATCAGTTGCTCCACCAGTTGTTAGTGTAAGTGTTCCAGCACCATTTGAAGCTATTGTTGCCGCAGCACCTGAGTCACCAACTGTTAATGTATCAGCAGATGCTACTACATCTCCAGTTCCGTTTGGAGTAAGAGTTATGTTACCGTTTGAACCATCTGTAATTGTTATATTTCCAGAATTTGTTCCTGAGTTAGTATCTAATATTAAATCATGTGCTCCACTAGATGTAACAGTAGCGTTTGCAGATCCTGTTCCAACTTTAGTTTCACCACTTCCTTTTGGAATAATAGCTACGTCAATATTTGTATCTCCACCTGTTGCAGATATACTCGGTGCATTACCAGTTGCTGCATTTGTAATATCAAATTGATTTACTGCAGAAGCTGTAGTTTGAAATATAATTTGTTCATTACCATTCTCATCAGTAATGCCATGAGCATCATCAAATGAAATATTAAATGAATTAGTATCTAGATTGCCACCTAATTGTGGTGATGTATCGTCAACAACATCACTTATACCAGTTCCAATCGCTAGTGTATCTATATCAGGATTAGTTCCATCGTTTGCTGTTGCAAATACAATTTTGTCTCCTTTATTTGTTGCTGAAAAAGTAAATGAATCTCCTGATCCAGAAGCATATTTAAATTGTACTGTGTAAGCTCCTGAAGTTGAATTTCTTAAAATATAAAAGTTTTGTACATCAATTGGAATTGTAACTATTTGATTACCTGTGATCGTTCCAGTAAATTCTATCATTCTGTGTGCAAGTTCTGCACCAGTTGATCCATCAGAAACAGCTAAAGCTGTAGTTTGTGCACCACCTGCTATTGATTTTGCAATGTAGCCACCTGAAATTTGTTCAATAACCTGTAAATTGGTATTAGTTTTTGTTCCCCATGTACCGGCATTTTCACCAGTTGCTTGAAGTTCTACACCAAGAGGTGTGTATGTTGATGCCATAAATTTTTCTCCTATGCAGCGTCAGTATAACTTGTATTTGATCCAGTTGCAACATTTGAATACGAACTATCCGATCCTGTAGATAGACCAGAATAAGAAGAATTCGATCCTGTTGATGAGGTGTTATACGAAGTATTTGAACCAGTGTCAATATTTTGATAAGATTTAATTCCTAATATTCCTACACTTGATGTTATTTCAAGTCCTGTTAAACCCATTACATCAGCTGGTGATAAAGAGCCAACATTAGTTGTAGAAGATTGACCAGATATTTCATATGTAAATTCAAGTGTAAATGAACCTACACTTGTAGATGCTGATACACCTGATATATTAATTAATTCTGCACTTGCAATTTCAAGAGTTCCTACACTTGTTGTTGCAGATACTCCTGTAATTATTTCTTCTGGACCAAATTCTAAACCTAGTGTGCCTAAACCTGAAGTAGCAGCTACTCCTGATAATGCTCCAACTGTACCAAATTCTAAACCTAATGTGCCTTGATTTATTGTAGATGATTGTCCTGTAATTGCTGGTGTTGAATCTAATCTAATAGTTGTTGAGCCAACATTTGTTGTAGCTTCTTGACCAGATAAACCCATTACATCTGCAGGAGCTATTGAACCTACACTTGAAGTTAAACCTTGACCAACTAAAGTTATAATTTCATTTGGAGATTCGCCCCAAGAATTATCTCCCCATGCATCTCTACCCCAACCAACTAAAGTCCCGGCATAAGACATTGTTGGAGTTGCAAAAGTTGCAGCAACTCCTGTTACAGCAACTCCTAATTCTGCATCTATATCAAGACTTCCTACTTCTGCAGTCATGGAGTGGTTTGCACCAACCATTTCTAAAGAAACAGTAACTGTAGTTGCAATAGATATAGATCCAGGCGAAGCTGTAGCCTCTACACCACTTATAGCTACTGTTTCATCTGCACCTTCACCCCAATCAGCTGTATTCCAAGTTAATCTACCCCAACCTGTTTCATTAAACTCTGTTAAATCACCAAGTGAAGTTGTTGCAGATACGCCTGTTAAGTCGACAGTTAAAACGTTAGATTGCCATGAGTTTTGATTCCATGCAACTGAGGGGTTGTCTCCGCCCCAAATTGATGTAGCCATAAGGAAATCCTCCTTACGCTATACGAATGATTGCGTTACTTGCGTCTGCTGTTGGAAATTGAATTGTGAATGTTCCACTTGATACTGTCTTATCACCACCGAATGCTATAACAGCAACAGCTTTGTCAGATTGATCATCATTATAAATTAATGCACCATTAGCTGTAAAAGATGCTGAAGTATAACTAACATCTGCAAAGTCACAGAATGCAGTTGTTCCAGAAGTAGTTGGCGTAACGCTTGTTAATGTTGCACCACCTGCAGAGTATGCAGATCCTGATGTGTTTGAAATTTCATTTGATGTTGAATAAGCAGTTGTACCTGCACCTAAAGATGCATCACTTGTAAATAAAGCTATCTTAAAAGTATCACCACTTGTTGCTGTAAAATTATGTGTTCCAACTAAAATCTCTTGTTTGAAACTTGTACAAATTGCTGATGATATAGCCATAATTTATCTCCTACGGGTTTGCTGAGTTTACTGGAATACGAACAGCACCATCAGTGTAGTCATCTCTTCGTCTTCTACCAACTTGCTCGTTAGCAAACTTCTGTATCTCCTGTTTATATTTATTTTCATACAAAGTCAACATATCTATTGGGCCTTTTAAATATCCATAAGTTTCAGATAAACAACAATATAAAAGACCATTTGGAAAATTAAGACTAATATAATTAGTTTGATTACTAGATTCTAGAGTAGCTGGCATTTTATTAAAATGAACTCTAAATTTATATGTTGTATCGGGAACTGGTGCTAAAAATAAACGTCCTGATGTTGAATCAGTATTTCCTGTTGCTCCGCCATACATAGCATAATATTTAGGTTGTCCTCTTTTAGAAGACTCTGTTGATGGTACATATTCTTGTAAATATGTTACATCTTTTTTTTCTAACCAAATATTAGCTCCTGTTGTAGCAGATGTTGAATCATAAACTTGAACACCTCTTATAAATAATGCTCCAGCTGGAGCATTTATTGTTTCTTGTCCTGCAACTAAATTACCAGTTTGTTGAACTCTATCTGAATCAATCGGCACATCTCTCATAATTCTATATTGAGCATTTAAAATAATATTTTCTAAAACAGCTGTTGTTAAAACATTAGAATCTGTTTCAGTGTAATTTCTAATATTTGTAACTAAATCACTGTAACTTAATCCTGCCATTATTTATTATCTCCTTGATGTTTTAAACGTATTTTTTTCTGTTTCGCAGTTTCCTCTACAGGTGCATCTACTTCTTCAGATAATTCAAGATAAGAATCTTGTTTTGTAGGTTTAAAAATATTTTTTATCCAATTCCAAATTTTGTTCATTATGCTTCTATGGTTACGGGTCCAACAGAACAACCGTATCCTCCTCCTTTTATATTACCTGTTGTAGCAGTATTTGTGTCCACTGTAAAAAAGAAAAAATTACTAGTTATGTAATCACTTGATGCATCTCTAGCATCACTTTTATATCTACCTGTTCTTATTGTATATCCTGTAGATTTAGCAATATTTGATCCTGCTATACCATCAAAACTTTCTGGGTTAGCATAAGTAAAAGAGCTTCCTGCAGAAGTAGTTGGGGGTCCTCTAAATCTATAAGTAGTGTTATCTGTTAATCCATGACCAGGTGAGAATACATTTATAATCCCGGACCCTGCTGCATATGTTTCAAAACCATTATTTGGTATTCTTACAGTTGTAGCTGGTTCTGTTCTATCACTTCTAACGTTTCTTAATGCAATGCCATCAGCAGAAAGAGGTTTTGGTTCTAGTTGTGGCTGTTTTGGTTCAAATTCAGAAACATGTACAAATGCACCATTCCATTCTCTGACCATTTCTCTATATGGAAACTCCATACCAGATCGATCAGAAATTGCTTTTGCATGTTTACCTGTTGAGTATTTTGCCATTATGTTCCTGGGTAATAAGCTTTTGGTGTTATATATGTACTAGAAGCAGAACCATCTTCTGCTAATGCTCTAGCTAATTCATCTTCGTAAGCTAATTTCATAGCTTGCATTAATTGTGGTTGATATTTTTGTGATAAATAATATGCAAGTCCTGATACCATGCAAGGCACAAATCTAAACGGCACATCAGTTGCATTTGTATAATCACCTACATCTTGAATTCTTTTGATAAAATAAAAATGCATATCTTTAGATGCATTTGTAGAATCTGGTGTTGGGTAAATATGTATTCTAACTTTATCAATAAATCTTTCTACCCAATATTGATTAGGTGTACCTTTTGAAAGTTTATTTGAAAAACCTGCATAAGTAGATCTGTCTACTTTAGACATTGGTGAATCTGATTGAGTAGTTTGAGTTCTATTAGACCTTAATTGTGCCTCAAGAACATCGGACATACCATATATTCCATTAGTAGGTGTAGTTGTTGCAGAAGTTCCATCACCACTAGCTCTAAAAAAATCATAGTCTGACTGTCCTTCAATTAAATCGAGATTAGTTTCAGCTATTTCCCAATAGTGAATACCTCTATTACCCCATTCTTGAAATAAAATATTAAGGGACCTTCTTGCAGATTTAAGTTGATAACCGGCAACTGAATTTAATCCTATACGTTCGAAAGCATCTTCTATTATTTCTTCAATAGAAAAAGTTTTGTCGAACGTTGTTGTTCCCGAAGTAGTATTAGCCATTTAAACTCCTACGATTCGTAAACTTTAATCCATTCACAAACAATTGTACCTGTATCTCCTGCGGTGCAAGCTGGTAAAACAACATTTACATCACCAGTGAATCCACTAGCATCAGTGTTTTTTAATCCACCAAAAGATGAATAGTCATATTCCATTTCACCTGCTAAAGTTTGAAATACAACATCTGTTGTTGCATCCCATTGCATTCTAATTGCATCTGCTGGTGCTGTTACAGAAACGTTAAAACTAACTTTGTTTAGTCTTACAGTTTTGCAAGTTTTACCATTATTTGATGCTAATTCAGAAACGTCAACTATTTTAGTTGTGCTTCCAGAGTTATCAGAAACTACATTGTAGTGAGTGATTAGTTTTTTTGCTCCGTCAAATACAGTTGTATTTAATACTGTGTCTGCCATGTTTTTGTCCTCCTTTTAAAGGACGCCTGCATTACCAGGCGCCCCGAGTTAATTTATTACGCGTCCGCGTATGGTGTTACTATTGTACCTGATCCAATCAATAAAGAATTGTGAACCATGTATGTAGCAGTATCAATCGCAGTGAAAGATACTATACTACCAGCGATTCCACCTTTTGTAGAACCATTCATAGTAATAACATCGTTAGTTGCAGCTGGTACGAAAGCTTTTTTCGCACCGTCGTCTACACCAATTAAGATTGCACCTTTGAATTTATCAGTACCGTCTGTTTTGATGTCCATATCAGTTGCAGCTGTTTCAACAAAAAAGTTAAAAGTTGCACCGATGTTGTTTAAGTTATTAAAGTCATTATCACCTGCTGATGCGCCATTTGCATTTACATTGATTGAAGGTAAAGTAAATTTACCGTCAGCGTCATTGCAAAGTAAAATTCTACCCGCATGTGCAGCAACTGTTAATGTTGTGTCAGCTGTTAAGCTAACAGTCATACCAGGACCTGTACTTGTAAAGCCATTTTTAGAAATGACTGGTCCTGAAAACGTAGTGTTTGCCATAGTATTATCCTCCTAGTTATTTGAATATCGTCTCTAGGCCGTCGACTATACGCGTCGATATTCAATTTAATGTATAGTGTGTTTTTTATATACTAGATTTGAGTAGAGTGCAAGAGAGCCTGTAATGTGGAGTGGATTTATTCCAACGATGTAGCTTTTTATTAAGTAGCTACTGAAACTTGTGGAGCTGCTCCTTCAACAGTATTCTGTCTATGGGCAATAGCTGCTTCTTCCAGCTTGATCTTTGTGATGACTTCTCTAACTTTGTCATCGATCCGGACCATTTCAAGAGTATATCTACCATTAGATAGATGCTCCTGTTCCCACTTCAACTCCAAGGACCTTTTTGCTTTGTATAGGTCTTGTATCATTAACAACCTCCTCATAGGTTATTCTATTCAACGGACCAAACATTCCCGTTTTTTCCCAAACTATACTATTTTCTCCAAGTTTGTCAAGGATTGATTGTTCCAGTGAATTAGGATCATCTGCTGACTCTACTTCAAATTTTGAGTAGTGGCCGTACGCATTTATTGTTACTAAGAATTTTTTCATAAGTCTCACCTTTTGTATTGTAAATGAGGCGGAACTATGTCCGCCTCATAAAATTTAGTTATTACGCACCTTCAACGCCGAAGATACCTCTAGGGTCTGATACTCCAAATGAGTATCTTTCTCTAGCTTTGTATCTAACGTTTCCAGTATCGAAGTCACCTTCCATTGCAGTTGTCAATGGAGCTCTGTTGAACATTTTCATTCCATTAGGAATGTCTGTAATGATGTAAAACGCATCAGTGTCAGTTAGGTAATTGTTCACTCTGTATCCTTGAGGAATCATACCCATAGACGCAATTGCGTTAATGTCATTATCAGCTGTTCCAGTTCTACCTTGAGATTTCATTAATCTCTCAGCTGTAAACTGAAGCTCAGAAGGAATGATCATTTTCACTCCTCTTGCTGCAACTCTAAGACCTCTTTCGTCAGTCATTTGACCGATGTCGATCAAAGATTGCTCTAACGAAGTTTCGTTAAGGTCTGCTTGAGTAGAAAGTGTGTTCTGGAAAGTTCCAGCCACTGTAGGGTGTGATGTATTAAATAAAGATACACCGTCACCTGAATCAAAACCATCCGTTGAAGGAAGACCTTGAATTAGAGGCTCGACAGCTTTTACTTGCTTAGCATTACTCATAGATCTTGCTAAAGCTTTTGTATATCTAGACGCGAGTCTATCATACAAGTTATCCTCGATTGCTTCTTCAGTAATCGCGAATGCTAAAGCTACAGTCTCGTGAGTGTATCTAGCTGTAAAAGTTTCTTGTGCTTCATCGAATGAAACTCCTGAACCTTCACCTTTTACTTGTGCGTTTGCAAAACCACTTAACATTACTTCTTCTTCAAAAGCTCTGTCAGATGATTCTGTAGTATAAATCTCAGCATGCTGATTTTCATACCTTTTATATTCCAGGCCGAATAGTGCATTCAATCCTGGCTCTAGTTCTTTAACTAGTTGTGATCGTGATATAGCCATAATTTATCTCCTATTCTCCTATTACGATTGTAACTCAATCAGATTTGGAACTACTACAACAGATCTGAAAGCCGCATTTTCATCGTTTTCAGGATCTTCAGCAGATCTTAGTAATCTGAAAGAAGCAGCATCTGCACTTGTGTCTCCGATATCTAGTGTAGCTGAAGACTTACCAGTAGTTGTACTACCAGCAGAAGTATTCATGTCATACGTTTCTAAATATCCAGATTGAGCCACAGCAGCATCAGTTGCTACTACATATTGTTGTTGAGGGTTATCGAATACAAATGCATCGATATCTTCTGAGTTAGCTGGTGTTACCTGAACGTAATGATTCGAAAACGTTGGCTTTAAAGTTGAAGCCGCGTTGTAGAATATTCCGTTTAATACACCTAAAATAGGTGCATCAGTCGTTTGACCGTCGATAATGTAACCAGCGTTAGAAGCAACAGCACCACCATTATAAATAGTAGTTGCATAACCCGCATCGATTTTGTATTTACCTTGCCCAGAAGTCGCTGGAGTTGATCCAAGCGTTCCTGCAGCAATTAAACCAAAACCTTGTGTGTTTCTATTTGCCATAGTTGTTTCTCCTTATGTACCTGCCCCGAAGGGCCTCCAGTACGGTTTATTAAATTCAGTGATTGAAAAAATTATTTTTTCGTACCACCGAAGGTTACACGAGATTGCCTTTCAACATTGATCGGCATTCTATTGTCCTGCTCCTTCATAAGGTCGTTATTTACAGCTTCGTCTTGTTGTTTATGGCGGTTAGCCATATACTGTTGTCTCTGCTTCGCGATCTCTTCAGGTACCTTCGCAAGTAGAAGGCCTCCTACCCCAATCACTCCCTTGTATTTGCCCTCATCGAGGACTGGATAATCAGCTGCGTTTACAACTTCTTCGGCTCTAACTAATTCATAACCTTCTCTAATTCGTCCGGTTACATTTTTAGTGTCCTGAAAGCCAACGCTTTCTGCTCTTATCCATCTATACCTGAATCCATCAGGCGCAGGGGGTGCATCTAGAGAAGATGGTGGAACCCACACTTTAGGTCTTTCAGATTTTGACCGTGTGTCGTTCGCACGAGAAGTGTTTTTGTCTTTTTCCATGTTACGCTCCTTCCGTGTTTTTTAATTGTTTTGCGTATTCTTCGAGTGGCACACCTAATTTTTTAGCTATTGCTACCTGTGATGATGTGAGTCTCACAGTTTTGCGACCAGGCTTTACGCTTCTTTGTGCTGAAGCGACCGTCTGAACGGGAGCTGTCGTATTTGTTTTAGTATTACCAAATTTATGTGGAAAGTCAATCTTAATTCTCTTATCAACTTCCGCATAATACTCGTCAGAACTTGGATCATACCCTTCTTTTTCAGTAAGATCCTTGTGTATCTCAAACGCAGTGTAAGTCATTGCTCTATCTGATCCAAACCATGGGTTTTTTGAAGCCCATGCTTCAGCTCTTGGATCCGGATTAATCGGATCATCTCTTTGAGGAATGTTTACATTATTTGCTTGAGAGAGTTGTTGTACAGGATTCTCAGCCTGTGTTTTATTTTCTCTACCTTCTTTAGCTGCTTCAAGTTTTGCATTCTCAAATGCGAGTGTTGCAATTCTTTTGTTAGCCTCAACTTGAGCGTTTGCATCACCAGCTTCAATAGCTGCTGCTAATTCTTTTTGTGCAGCTTCTAAACCTGACGATATAGTTGTCTCAAATTTTTTAATATAATCAGAATCCGTTTTTTCAAAACGTTTTTCTAATTGTTGTCTTTTTTCTTCTACAGCTTTTGCATACTCAACAGCAGCTTGTTCTCTTCGCTCTGCTTCTCTCATCTTACGAGTTAATTTCGCAATACGAGATTGTACACCTTTACTATAGTCTTCTAAAGTTTCATCTGATTTTTTTTCATCTAACTTTGTTTCTCTTTCATTTTCAAATGATTTATCTATTCCTTGTTCTTGATCATTTTTTTCTTCTGGCTGTTCGATTACAGCTTCTTCTTTTTTTTCTTCGATATCAATTGTGGCATCGGGACCCGATGTATCTATATCAACCGTCTTCTTTTCTTCTTCTGGCATAGTTACTCCTTCCTATGATTAAAACTCATGCAAGATGTCCTCTGGACTATCAATTGTTGCTAACACTTCATCGTCGTTTAGCAGACGCATTTCCCCACCATCTATTTTGATTCGACTACCTGCATAACGTGCAAACATAATCCAATCTTTCTCCTTGCACCATGGACCTTCCGGATACCTCTCTTTATCCTTATAACATTGTGAACCCATGGCCATAACTAATCCTACTTGAGAAGCAACTTGTTGTCTTTCCAATGTAGTTTCAGCTAAATGTAATCCACCTTTAGTTGTTTCTTTCATTTTGAAAGGTAAAACTAAAAGTCTCCAGCCTGTTGGCTTTGGTAATTTTGGTTCTTTTTTTGTAGGTTTTACACCAACAAGTTTATTTTTTGGTGTTAATATCGATGACTGTTCCTTTTTCATTTTGCTCCTTGTCTTCTAGCAGGTTAGAGATTTCCTGTAGTGTTGCCTCGTAGGCATTTATTTGTCCTATAATATACTTGTAATTTTCCATATTGTCAACACCACCTGATGTGACTGATATAGATAAATTATCTAATCTATTTCTTAAAAATTTAAGAAGTCGATTTATTACGTTTTCTAATTGCATTTTTTCCTTTCTTAGCAATTGATGCAACTTGGCTTTTACCCATAACTTTAGCTCTTTGTTCCATCACTGTTAGTATTTGTATTTTACGTGCAAAAGGTTTATTTACACGTTTTACTTTTGCAACAGTTGCTTTTGCATCTGCTGGTGTTGCAAATTTTATTTTAACTGTGTCTCTAGGATTTTCGTCTGTGTAGAGTCTTCTACCAGAACCTTTAGGCTTTTTTCCCGTTCCCTTTTTTGGATCCGCCATTGATAGCTCCTTTCAACATTTTAGCTTGTTTAGTATGAGCTTTAACTGCTTTGCCCAATCCTTTAATCACTTTTTTAATTGCATTTTTTTTCTTTAACATTTCCATCTTCTTCTTGCCTGACGGATACGTGAATTAGGATCGTTTCTTGTTTTAGCTGACGCTCGTTTTAATTGTCCAAGCGATCTTGCGCAGTATGATTTTCTACGTTTAGCAGCTTTTGATCCTGGTTTTACTTTTCCAGTCACGGCTGTTTTTAGTTTAGAGCCAGGATTTAATCTTCTGTAGGCTTTGACCCCGGCTTGTGTCATACCTGCTCCAGACTTTGTAGATCTAAAGTTCTTTTTGTTTCTTGCTGGCATAGTGCCTTTTGAATACTGTCTTCTCATTATGCGGTCTTCTTTTTCTTAGCAAATGTTGCAGCTCTACTTGGAGTAGGACCTGTGTTTGCTTTCGCTTGTTTTCTTCTTACGGCACCCGCACGCTGCCCTTTGGACATCGCTCTTGCTTTTGCAATAGGCACGCATTTTGGATAATTTTTTCTTTTTTCGCCACCACTTCTTCCACACTTCGGGTATGAGCCATCTGATTTTTTGTTTGCAATATCGACCCAATTGTCCTTGACCCATTGTCTTAAACCACCTTTTGAAAAATGCGTTCGCATTACGAATTCTTTCCGTAAGCTCTTCCTTTGCCTTTAGTAGCTAACTTACAACCTTTAGATCCAGATTTAAATCCTGCTCTTCCACCTGATTTGTAATGTCTTGCTATAGATCTTTTAGTACGAGTTAATTGTTTATCATCTGTTGCAGCATCTACAATATTTTTTAAACCTTTTTTAGTTATTTTTTTACCATCTCCAATATTTTCAGAACTTAAAGCAGCATCTAATTGGTCAAAAGCAATTTCACCTTTAGGTCCTTTTTTATCAAAAACAGGTTTAATAATTTTTAAGGCTTCTTTTTCCGTAATTTTATCTACTCCATAACGTTCACTATCTTTTTTATTTTTTTCTTTTCTAGCTGTTTTTGTTGATGGGTATTCAAATGCCATTATACTTGTCCTCCTTTTAAATATTTCATTCTAGTCATATCTATCATTCCACCACCCATTTTTTTAGTTTGATTTCTAAGTTTTTCATTTTTAAATTTTAAATCTGGTCTTGGACCTTTATTCATTTTTAAATTTTCATTTTTAAATTTTTTACTAATATTTTTTGCTGTTCCAACAGCTTGTTTAACTCCTGTTTTAACAAATTCTTTTATTTTATCAGGAACACGTTTATCTTTATAACGTCCTTGAAATTTAGTTCCAAGTTTATAATCTTTAGATTCAGAACTAATATTTTTTGCTGTTCCAACAGCTTGTTTAACTCCTGTTTTAACAAATTCTTTTATTTTATCAGGAACACTTTTATCTTTATAACGTCCTTGAAATTTAGTTCCAAGTCTATAATTTTCAGATCCAGAGCTGTATCCTATTCGTCCACCCATAGCTTTTTTATTACGATTTTTTTTACCACCGGGTGTAATTTTACCTGAACATACTCCAGATGCATACATATTAGCATATGCTGATGGATACACTTTGAATTTTCGTTTCGCTGCTGCTTTTCCTTTTGGACACAATTTTGCCATTATCTATTCCTTAATTTTTTAAAATCAGCACCATCAATCTTATTTGGATTACCCGCTAATTTTGCTATCTTCATTTGTTTTGGTGATAAGTTTTTCTTTTTAGGACCAAAAGTTTCTTTTATTTTTTCAACACTTGTTTTTGGTTTTGGTGTACCAAATCTTCTACCAATTCTGCCCCCATCAGCTTTTTTATCATATATGTCGGCTATCTTTTTATTAATTTTAGGTTGATTAGATTTTTTTCTTAATTCAATTTTTTGTTCATCAGATACCTTATAACCACTATGTATCTCACTTCTTTTTGTAGTGATGTCATCTTGAACTTTTCTTTTCTTTGCTAAATTTTTTCCCGGTTTGATAGATGTAATAGTAGTTGGAACTTTACTTTTGTTTCCTTTTAATATTTTTCCTACAGTTTTAAATACATTAAAATATCCAGACATTATTTTTTTCCTCCGCCGTTTCTAAAAATTTGTGTACCCTTTATACCATAAATACTCGCCACGACAAGGATCCAAAGATTGGTGAACCATGACGGGAGCTGTGAGAACATCTCGAAGAACAATTTTACCTTGTCCATCGCTGTTGGATCATCCGATATCACTGCCCAAGCGAGCACCAAAACGGGCAAACTGAGAATTATCAAAACTGCCTCGTCTTTCCAGTCTGATTGTCTAGCTTCTAGCAATTTTCCCTGGTAAGCTTCGTCACCTCGGGCCATCTTTTCAGCATGCATTAATTGTGCATCTGACATTGCCATTTTCGTTCTCTGCTTGTTAGCATAAATCTTACTTCCAGCAGAAACGGCTAGTTTAATTGCCGATAACCACATGATTAGTAAGCCTTAGATTTTCTTTTTTTGTCTGCTCTTACAGCACCTTGGCCTTGAACTTCTTCTTCAGGTTTACCAGTGCCAATTAAGTTAAAAGCACCATCTGCAGTTGTTTTAGATCTTGGATCGACCTCAACTTCTTGTTCTGGAACGTTAACTATTTGTATTTTATCAAGTTTTTGCATTTTTTTACTCCTTTTATTAATTATCCTCTACCATAACTTGTGCTTGTTGTACACCAGACTTTGCAAGACTGACTCCAGCTCGTAATTTTGCTAAATCTTCGTTCTGATCCATCTTATCTTCTGCAATTTCTTGTGCTTGCATCAATTTTGCTCTGTTTAAATCTTGAGTTGCCTCGTCATTTTGTTTTTTACGCTCATTTTCCATCGCTCGAAGGTCAACTTCACGTGATTTTAACTTTAATAGAGGGTCGTTATCGAATTGAGATGTAATTTGTTTCTCTTCTTTCATGTATTCTTCTGTCATCTCAGCAATTAAAACAGCTTTTCTTGATTCTATTTGATTTGTTAGTGCTTGAACCTGTGCTTGTATTTGTGGATTAGTTGCTGCTTGTTGTTGCATCATCATCATTTGTTGCATTTGTTCTCTAAACTCTAATTGTACCTGTTCTTGTGCCATTAAACTAATATGTTCTAGAATATTTTTCTGTATCGCTGCCATAACTGCAGGATTATTTCTAACAATATTAGTTGACATAAAATTTAAGTGAGCTGTAATGTGTGCTCTGTGATCTTGACCAGGAAATGCCTGAAAAGGTTTGCCACCTAAAGCATTAATGTGTTCTAAACTTGGGTCTATCGGTGCTGTTGGTGCCGGTGGTGGTAAAACTGCATCAACATCTTTTACACCTATTGCATTATACATGTTTCTATAGATTTGATACATGTTATGTAATTGTGGATTTGATGTTGCAATCTGCAACTGTGTTTGTGCTAAAGTAATTCTTTGCGACATTGAAAAAATATTAGGGTCCGCTACAGGAATTACATCAACTCTATTATCAAAGTCAGCTTGTTTTATATTTCTTGCTCCACCTACAACATCATATGGATATTCTGGTGGTAAATATTGTGAAACAATTTTACCAAGTAATCTAAATTCATTTTTCATTGCCGCATAACATCTTTTGTGAATTGCAGACATAACTCTTGAACCACGTTCTAGTAATGCAATCGTTGTTCCAACAGCAGCACCTTGATTACCATCACCCACTTGCATATCAGCAATACTCGCGAATCTCTGACCAGCTTGTACTACAATACCAAGTAAGTTTAATAAAGTCTGTGATGGTTCTTTGTAAGGTAGTGGGAAGAATGCATCTCTTAAATTACCACCTGGTGCATCAACATCTTTAAATTCACCTGGTTGTATTGGAGCTGCTTCATCTCTAACTCTAACACCTCTTTGTTTAAATCCTGCTGGCAGGTTTGATAACGTACCTGCATCTAATAATTGACGGAGAGCCGCCGTTGCCGTACGACTCAATCCGCCAATCATGTGAATGAGTCCAAAGCCATAAAATCCTAGTCCTGGCAGAAACTTGAAGTGGACAAAATATTGGATTTTATTTTTCTTTAGATCATCGGGCGCATAGTTCCTTCTAATAGAAAGAACTTTTCTATTGCCTTCTTCTACAGTTACTATGTAGGGCAATTTTATTCCAGTTGGCTCACCTTGAGCATCAACTTCTTCAAAACCTTCTAAGTCTAAATTTACATGACACTCTAACAAAGTATATACAGGTTCGTTCTTACCTGTTTTTTTTGTACCATCTAACTCACGTTCTTTTTTGTCGAGTTCATTATTTGTATCTGTTCCTGGTGGACCCAATTCTACATCTCTGTAGAAACCACTGACTTGTTGTTTTCTTAATTCATTTTCAGAAATTTTTACTTTGTGAATAACTGCCTCCGCATCGTCTAATGAGGTAGCCGTATACGGGACAATTAATTCATCTGCAGGCACAAACTTTGATACTGCTCGTCCCATTGGAACATCGTAGTATATTTTTTTAAAAGTTGATCCTGCTAATGGTAAATGAAATAACATAGAATCGAATTCTGATTCATACTCTTTCATTTGATCCATAATTAAGTAATTCATAAAATCTTTAACACGATTTGCCTGCTGTTCTGTTGCAGTATTTTTAATTCCTACAACTTGTGTTCTAACTGGTCCATCTGATGGTAATAATTCTTTGTAAGCTTGTGCTTGAAATTGTGTAACAGCTTCTGCAAGAACTGGGTGAGTTGCACCACTAGCTCCTTGAAATGGTTCTGTTCTGTTTTCGTATTTAAAACCTAAAAGATCTAAACCTGTAATGTATGATTGCTCCCATTCTTTTCTTGAAGTTTTGTAATCCATGTAGTTTTGAGTCATCTCGTTGCCGATTGGCTCTAAAACGTCATCAGGTAAAAGTTCTGCTAAGTTGTCAAAGTGTGATTCTGTTCCTGGTACATTGATTGCACCTGGTTCATAATCTAAAGTTACACCACCATCTTCTTCTGGTATAACCTCAATTGGTTTTCTTAAATCTTGTTCTGTTTGTTCCTGAACAGCTATTTCTTGTAATTCCTCCTCTGAAGGAATTTCTTCTTTGTTTCTAGTGTTCGGGAGTCCTTTATCTATATCTGCCATTTAATACTCCTAGTAGTTTTTAACACGGTTTTTAAGGGATAGCAACCCTTGTGAATTTGGCCCTCTTACTGGTGCTGGACCTGATGATACACCAGCTTCTTTTGCTATTCCCCCACCTGCTGCCGCAAAACCTCTTAAACCGCTACCTATATCAGAAATGTCAATATCAAATGGATTAATAACTTGTCCTTGTGTATTTACATTTGTTCGACCAACTATTTCATTTTCCATATCACCTATAACGTTTTGTGGTTTTTCCATAGGTGGTTTATTTATCGGCTCACCCACAGTTCCTGACGCTCCGTAAACTGATTCTGGATTAAATCGTTGTGCTAACTCTGATAGAGAAGCATTTCTTAATGAATCTCTATAAGCTAATATATCTTTTGCTGACACTTTTGAACCTTGTGCTCTAATTCTTTGTGCTAAATTTATTGCATCTGCAGTCGACATAGTTATAAAATCTTTTTCATCTCCAAATGCTGGGAGTATTTTTTCATTTAATTGTTTTTGTGTTTGTTCAGACATTCCTAAAGTTTCGATATCACTATCAGGTTCTACATCTCTAAATTTAGATTTTAGTTTGGTAAAAAACGATCCCGAACTTCTAGCATCATCAACTTCGTCCTGCATTCTATCTGCATAAATTCTTTCAGCCTCTGGCATTTTAAACTTATTGTTTAAATCATCAGTTGCCTGTTTTAATCGAGCATCCACATTTTTTACATTTTGACTTAAATCACTAATATAATCAAAATCACCTCCCCCTGATAAATTTTCAAGGTTTGCTTTTTGATCTTCTAAACTTTGTATTTTTGTTAGTTGATTTTTGTAATCAAGAGATTTACCAATGATACCTGCAACCTCTGGTCCAAAGAATCTACCTGCTTCTAACATCTCGGCTTTTTTAGTTTGATTACCTGGTAACAAATAATCAGACGCTCTTAAAAAAGCTTCGTTAAGAGTATCACCCATACCCATTCTAATTACAGAATCAGCAGCAACATATAATGCTTCAGGTATGACACCAAACTTTATAACATTTCTACCCAAACTTGCTGCTCTATTTGCAAATGCTGCAAAGTTTTTAGCTTGTGCGGGGGTTACATTTTTCATTCCAGAGTTAATATTTTTTATACCTCCTTGATAACAAACATCTAGACTAGGGAGGCTTCCTTCTTGAAAACCTGCTCGTCCTCCTTGTGAGTTAAATCCCCTACTACATCTTGGATCTTTACTTAGTGTTGCTATGAGTTTTTTGTCAACTCCTGATATTTCTAATTTTTGTCCTCTAGGAAAAATTTCTTTTAAAAGTTTTTTTCCTTCGTCTGTTTTTTTTAATTTTTCTAAATTTTTTTTTGCAAGATTTTGTTCTCTTAAATTTTGTGTTAATTCTTTTAATAAACCCTCTTGTGTTTTTTTAGCTATGTTAGTTGCACCAAAATTAAATTTTTTAGTTGATCCTTTTCCTATATTAACATTAAGAGTTTTAGCAAGGTTTTCTATTTGTTTTATTTTTTTAATATCTTTTACATCGGCTAGTAAAGCTTTATCATAAGCTTTACTTAAACTTTCTTTAAAACCTCTATTATATCCTCTACTAATAGGTGTTACATACAAAAGTTTTTCTGGAGATACATTCGATCCTTTTAAAAAAGCTTTTGATAAAGGGTGATCTAAATCTAATTTTAAATCACCAGGTAGAGTATTAAGAAATTTATTATACTCTGATAATCCTTGTAAAGCTGCTACATATTTTTTAGGGTCTTTTCCTCTTCCAAAAGCATCCATAATTAATGTTCCAATATTTTCTGACTGTACTTTTCTTAAACCTTTTATATTTGAAAAGTTATCTAAGAAATTATCTGTAGTATTAAAGTCATCAGGTAACCATGATTTTAAGGGTTCTTTAGATAAATTTTCTTTACTTATTGCAACATTTTGTGCGTACACATTATTTAATAATTTACTTGATTGTTTTACAATTTCTTTTTCGGTTTTATTAAATTTTTTAGCCATAGATTTTACGGTGGCATTAGGGTTTTTTAATATTTCATCAAATAATTTTTTTTGTGTTATTATTTTTTTTAATGCTAGTTCTGATTGTTTTTTTGATTTACCCGTTTTTGTAAACTCAAGAGCTTCTTTATAAGTATCAATCATATACCTACGATTAACTCCTAATTTTTTAGCTAATGCATTTTGTGCCTTAACATCTTTACCAAGAATAATATTATTAAATAATGTAGTATCTTGAGTGTTTAAAATTCCACCAGCGTCTACAGCTCCTTTTGCCATTCTAGCTGTTCTTGTTTTAACTTTTAATTTTTTATAATCTTGTTCTATAAAAGCTTTACCTATTTTATCAAACTTTGCTTTTATTTTTGCAACATTTCCTGCTTGTTGTGCAGCTTTAATTGCTTTATCACTTCTATACCCCTGCCTCGTGCCACCAAAACCTGGTTGCACTAACATACCACCGCCTGCTTTCTGTTGTCGTTCACGTCTTAGAAATGCGTTGACTGCTTCTCGCTGTTCAACTTCTGGTTTAATTGGTGGGATAGGTGCTTTGCTTGCAGGAAAGACATTAGGAAGTTCTGGTTGTGTTTTCTTAGCTCGTGTTAAATATTTATATATCTCTCTTAATTTATATGGGTTCATTATTCTCCTAACATTCTAGCGATACCACCTGATGCAAAGGCATCATCTGGCACATCATAATCAGACTCATTTACCTCGCCCTGTCTTCTGACAACTGCATCTGATTGAGCCTCAGGATCTGTCGTTAGTCTTCTAGCCTTATCTTTTCTTTTTTTGTTTTGAATAATCTCTCTAATCGTAGGTCCTTTGCCTGTCGCATATTCTTTTAGTTTAGATACATCAGAATCTAGATCTCTGATACTTGAACCACCGATCTCGTCGACCTCTATCTCATAATCATCTGGTCCATATCTTCTGCCAACAGGACCTGCCTCTGCTGTAGAAAACTCTGCTGCAGGGTTTGGTGCTCCTTCATCAGGTAATGGTTTTTTATATTCCATTTGTACTGTGTCTTCAAAAACATTATCAGGACTATCATACTCAACTCTTACAGCACCATCGTCCACGTCCTCTGTAACTCGGACCACGGAACCATCATTAAGTGTTTTCTGATGAATAGATTGTCTTTCCCCTGTTGCAAATTTTTTAGTAACGTCATCACCTTCAATAATAACTTTATTAACTAATGCATCAAACCATTCTGGTTTACCAGCAACGTTATCTGTTTTAATAATTGGAACGCTCTTAATACCTTTTGCAGTTTTAATTGGTTTTAAAAATTTACCAACAATAGGTATTGATGCAAGACCACCTAATATTTTTAAGAAACTTCTTCTGCTCATGCCAGACCCATTTTTAAATTGTTTTCTAAAATTAAAACCAATACCAGTATCATCTCGTCCAAAACCTTTGTTGATACCAAAACTTAACTCACCACCGCCAATATTTTTTTGTCCACCAATCTTTGCTCTATCTAAGTCAAACATTAACATCATGTCTTTTGATAAAGGAACTTTAGCAGGATCAACGTTTATCATTCTTTTAACTATTTCTTTTAAAGCTTCTTCAGGATCATTTGTTTCAAAGGTAGGTCCCATCGATTCTTGTTTTTTATCAAAATCATATTTAATACTTGGTGCTCCTGTGCCATTTGCATAACCAATACGTCCGCCGTCTGCTCTCTTTTCACCAAACATTCTTTCCGTATAGGCTTCAATTGTTTTATCTTTAAGTTCTGGATTTTTTTTATAGAAAGGATCTGCATTTAATTCTTGTATAAATTCTTTTAAGTTTTGTTCTTTCTGCTCTTCGTTCATAGCTTCTAATTTTTTTCTTAGTTGATTATTTATTAAGGCTCCAGTTGTTGCAGGAATACCAACTTCTGCAAGAGGTAGGTCCATAAACTTACCTGTCTCATTTGCTTTTAATGTTTTATCTTTAATATTTTTTAAATAATCTTTACCTGCTTGATATGGACTTTTTTTATTAAAAAAATTTAATAAAGTTTGAATACCTTTTTTACCTGTACCTAATTTATATCCTGCACGACCGCCTGTTGCTAAGTCTTCTGGTGGATCAAATTTCTGTTTAGTTAAACCTTGATAGGCTTCATCGTAAAGTTCCATTTGATCTATTTCATCTAAATCATAAAACTCTTTACCAAATCTTTTTTCTGCTAAATCATCTGCAACAAGTTGTGCATCGTATTTTCTATCTCCTGCAAATCCTGGTGAAGCATTGTCGATTGCTTCTTCAATCATTTTTCTATTTTTTATTCTTTGAACAGCTGCTTTGTTATCTTTTTCCATACGAGCTAATACTTCTGCTTCTCTTTGTTTAAGAGTCTTAGGTCCTTGTTCAGTTGTCTTCACTAAATCTGAATATGGATTATCTGTTTTCATTAATCCTTCTTTTAAAGTCTGTTCGTTTATTTCTTTACCACCCATAATACCTTTTGATGGATTTATTTTTTTACCCGTCATATCAAAGACTTCACCTTTTCGATCAAACTTGCTACCCCCTAGCATATCACCAAAACGTTGTTGAAACGCTTGGTCCTCAGCTTGTTTAACATAAGACAATATTTGATTTAATTCTTTTTCACTTGTGATCGCATTTGGATCAATGCCTAAATTTTTTAATCTATTCTCTAAAGCATTCGCAGAAAATTCTACTGCTTTGTTATTAGCAATCGCTCCCTGTTTTTTAAAAAGGGCTTTTGCTATAAAATTTCTGATAACTGTTACTGCCATTATCTATACTTCTTGTTAATTCTTGCATCAATTTCAATAGCGCTCTTACCTGGTAGTTGCGCTCCTGTTTTCATATCTTTACGCATTTTAAGAGGACCTTCGACTTTATCCGGTCCTTTTAATTTACTTTTTTTCAATGCTTTATTTAAAAGATCCGTGGCTCTTGGACCTGGAAAAGTTGGTTTTTTAACGCCAGCTGCTTTCATCTTAGACTTCATAATGATGCCCATACCTTTTGTAATTATACCCATATTAATAATAACTCCTTTTTTGTTTTTCAACTTTTTCGTCGATGTAATCTTCAGGATGATCTATTAATCCACCTTGTCTGAATCGCATGATTGCTTGTGTGGTTGAGTCCACAAGATCGTCATGATCACCATAAGGAAACGCAGCACATTCTTCAATAACGTCATCTGCGAATTTCTGCTCAGGTGCCCATATCATACCAGATTCAAATAAAGGTGCAACAGCATTTACACGTGCATGCTTATCATTTCCACGTGAAGGTGTGAAGTTGACAACAGGTATATCCATTTGCCTAAGCTCGTACGTTAAGGGTAGGCCAGATGCTTTTGCTTCAACAATAACAGATTCTGGCATCCAATACTTATATTGATCTAATGCTAAACGTCGAAGTTCTGGAAACTCATATCGTCCTTTGATTGCATCGAGTAATATTAAATTAGCACCTGAGTCTTCATCAGGATAAAAAATACCCCAAGTAGTGATTGCACTATAATCAGCTGTCTCCTTTTTTAAAAATGCAGTATCATAAGATTGTATCACATGATGTAGTTGTGGAATATCATTACCTGTATAAGTTCGCCACCACTCACGTTTTAGTATAGCTCCTTCTTCTGCGGTTGGATTCTGCATCCACTGCGCGTTCCATTTGCCCGTGGGCAGTGTTGCTTGGACCTTCTCTAACTCATCTAACTTCCAATATTCTGGCCATACAGGTTTTTGGTCCTTTGATCCGTGGTCCATGATTGCTGGAAATTCGACCACGTGCCACTGATCAGCTTTCGCTTCTTTTTGATTCTGTATCAGTTTTCCTGTTAAATCTTTATTACTCCATCTAGTCATAACCAGCACGATCTTACCACCTGGTTGTAAACGCTGACGTGGACCTGACGTGT